TAAGATAAGTTGACTGTATCCCTTAACCTTGTTGTATCCCACAAAAACCCGAGCAAGGAGGGGTGGCATTTTGAAGTTCATCCACCATTAATCCTGTGTATTCTCATGTAATCAAATTAAGTCCTACAAAGCCTTATGTATCAAGGAACTGAGGCTTTCCGGAGCCCATCCGTTATCCTATGCAGTATCTTTAAATATCAGCTAATCCTACCTCGTATTGCATCAAAATCTGCATCAACCACCGATTTTGATGTAAAGCAAACAAAAAGAGCAGCGGCTTAGGGGCCACTGCTCTTTTTTCAGGATATTGTCTTTCCATTCCACCACCCAAGGAAGGCGCTCCTCGGAATCTTAAACGTTCGCCCGATCTTGACGACATGGAACTCGCCGGATTTAACGAGATCGTAGGCGGCCGTCTTGCTGATATCGAGAAAATCAATGATGTCCTGAACCACAAGTACCTCCGGGAGTTCGTTCGCCTTCTGTTCATTCATCGCTGTTCACCCTCCTATTCATATATATTCTCATCAGGAACTGTCCGATTACTTTTGATCCGATGGCGGCTCTTTTTCTACTGCGATGTCCAGAGCAAGAGCGAGTTGATAGAATGCTCTCCATCTGATTTTGGAATAAGTCATCTCACTGATCGGAGGGTTGAACTTGAACTTATACACCTGGTAGTCAAGGACGTAATCCTCGTTCATGTACCTCTCTTCAATCAGCAGCCGCTGCTTCGGGTGCAGTCTTTTGACCGTTCGCTCAACTCGCTCACAGAATGCTTTTCTTTGTGCCGGCAAGTCCACGTTATGGATCGCAATACTTGCGGTTTGATCAGTCGTCGTGCCGGTGTAGCTACGCGGTATATCCGAGTATCCGGCCGTTGTGCTGGCCTCTCTCTCTTCAAACGTGATGAACTTGAAGATACGGTATTTCTCCAAGGCAGCCTCGACGGCAGCCTGGGTCTTCTTTCGATCCAGCTCAGGCAGCTCGAATCCCAGCTGCTTCGGCTTCATTGGCTCACCTCCAGCAGAAGGGGCCGCGAAGCCCCCTCCCTATTTATCTAAGCAGCAGCCATGCCGCCAGCCAAAAACAGCAGCACAACAGGAGTGCGGCCAGCATGCCCCAGTTGAGCCTGCGCATCAGAATGGCTCCGGATCATCCACGTCATGCATCGGGTCGTCGGCTGCGGCAGCTACCTCGTCGATTGTCAGCTGGTTTTTGTCTTTCTGGAGCTCTGCCGTGCCGTCAGGACCGACTTTGTATTCAACTCCTTCACGCGGCTCCCGGAAGTCGTCAATGCTCATCTGAGAAGGGGCGACGCTGAGATAGACGTTTCGGCCGGCTACACGGTAGAGTGCTTGTGCCTTGTCCGGATCCCCATTTACTGCAAACTTCAGAACCGTCTTCTTGCTGTCGCGCTGCATGCTGACAAACTCGGCATTCATGTTCTGCACGACATCGTCGCCGCCGGCCTTCAAGCTGAAGACGACAATGCTGCCGGAGAGGTCAAACAGATCAGCTTCTGCTTGATTGTCCTCTTCCCCCTTAATCTCGAACTTCAGGACCTCTTTCTTGTCGTCCTTGGTCAGTGCCTTGAAGAGTACGTTCAGTTCGATTGCCATGTATGATTGCTCCTCTCGCGGGTTAGTCCCCGATATGATGGTCATCCGGCTCGGTGCCGGCTTGCTGCTCGATCTCTGCTAGACGGGCCTCTGCTGCAAGCGCCCGTTGCCGCCAGTAATTAAGGTCATGCTCACTCATTCCGTGCCAGCTACCTCCCCTTTTGCCCACCCGGCGAGGGAAGCTCTCGTGCAGTTCTCAGCCATCCAAGCACCTTTTGTTCCTCCTTTGTTCACCACTCGATATTGCAAGCAGTCTGTTTCCATTTGCGATGGGTAGCTCTTATATTCAGGGCCAGCTGCCAGCACCTCGCGCTCGATGTACCAGCGCCCTTCCTTGCCGTTGTGATATACCTTGCCGACCTCAATCTCCGTCTTCTTCATGTTCTGCCTCCCCTTTAAGCTGCTTGATCTCATATTCCAGTTTGATGCGCGCCTCTCGCTCACTGTGTGCCTCTGCACGCCATCTGGAGCAGTTGTGCAGGGCTGTGTCTCTCTCGGCCTTGGTTTCCGCTAGGAGGGCACGTAGGCCCTCTATTTGAATGTCGCGTGGGTCAGTCATGAGTACCTCCATATCAAGATCACCAAGGCGTAGAAGGGGAGTAAAAGCGTCATCGCATACAGCAGTCCTCCGTCCTAATGTCCATTGGGGGCCTCCTGATCGGACGGGATGAATATCAGTGTGCCGGCGCCGCAGGTGTACTCGAATGTCTCCACGATTTCCATATGTCGGATCAGGTGACCTATCACCTTGTCGGTGACGTCGGTCTTTTCCAGGACATCTCCGTTCTTTCCGAATCGAGCCACGTAGATCCGGCCGGTCATTTCGCTAATTGCTAGATCCAGTTTACTCATGAGCCATCTCCCTCCCTGAGCAGCTCGGGGTGCTGGTGGATGGAGCCGATGACCTCCACCTCGTTGATCGCTTCAAAAAGTTCATCCATTCCGATGCTATCTCGGTTGGTCACAACGTACCTAGCCTCGTCGTTTTCCCACACGACTTCGCCGATTCCGACTGTTTCTTCCCAATCCTCGCCGCATTCAGAAGAGGCGTTACAAGCATCAGGAAAGCGTATTTCAGCTCGCTCGTAAATCTCCAATCCATTCTTGTCCTTGAGTCCAATGTATTGGCCGACTGTTTCGGGATCGACCTTGTACCAAAACTCCGTATTAAAATACTCATCATTCCATACCACGATTTCACCGACGATGACATCCGTGCCGATCAGGCTGCCATACACCCACTCGCCGTTGTCGATCCGCCGTCCCCTGAACTTGTAATCCCTACCCATCGGTTCTATCTCCTTTCAGCTTGCGGAGGAGGTTGCGCGCTCGTTGGCCGCCGTCTTCTTGAACCTCGCTCGGCAAAAATCCGAATCCTTTAGGATGGCAATAGTAGACGCTGTCCATCTCCGTCTCATCCCCATACCACTCCAGCGCCTCGATGGCCTCTCCCAGCTGCTGCCGGAGCTGGTCGTTCTCGGCCTGTAGGCGGTCGCGCTCGTTGCAAGCTTCGGTAAAATGCAATCGTACGCTTTCTGGGTAGTTTTTCAGCCGCTCGATCTCTCCCTGCTGGCGCTGTACCTCGGCCTGTAGGCGGTCACGATCCTGTCCGAGTTCCCCAGCCAAATCTATCTGCTGGACAATAGCTGTTGCTGCATCTTTAAGTTTTAAATTCAGCCGTTGTACCTCGGCTAGGAGGGAGCGGAGCCAGGTCGGGGCGTTGGCGATGAGGTGAATGTTGGAAGCAGCAATTCGGGAGGGTGTGAACTTGCAAACCTGCGTCTTGTAACCCTCCATGTCCTCTTTGGCCGTGTGCACTTCTTTCTCCTTCGCCTCCCAAGGCCCCGGAGTCGCCGCATCTAGCGATTTTTGTATTTCATCCAATTGCTCCGCTGTCATGGTCTGCTGTCGCCTTCGTTGGTTGGCTCCGAAATCCAAACCAGTTTGCCGCCCTGATAGTCATTGGCGTATCCATCACCAAAGGCAAACGCCAGGATGCAAAACTCATCCTCATCCCCATAGCGCCCCAATACATCCGGGTCGTTAGCCGCCGAGACCACCCCTGCCGCAGCCAGTCGCTCGCGTACCTCCTGTGTGTTGGCGACCAAGATATAGGCATCGTCGCCGCCGTTGCTGTCGATCACTGGCAGGCTGTTAAGTACGTCCAGAATTACTTGTTTGCTCATTGAGAATCCCTCCTTGGATTGGGAAGCCGTGCCTCCGGAATGTTCAGTGACCATCTGCTCCGCCGTCATGGGCTGCTGTTCGTTACTCATGCCTGTTCCTCCTCGACGGCAGCTTGCAGGCTTGCCCACGGCTCCATGGAAAAATCTCGACCTTCCATTTCAGCAATCGAGAGGGCATCCAGTATGGCCATTTCAAGTAGGCGGACTTTTTCTTTAAGCTGCTGTTCGTTACTCATGGGCGGCCTCCTTGCTCCGGCGATCCAGTTCCCGCCGCGTGGCCCGCGCGTCGCGGAACCATTCCGGGCGTTCCATCGCCATGACCCACATGCGGTACAACACTTCAATTTGATCGACTTTGTTCATCTTTACATCCTCCTTATATTTCAAGCCTTAGCCTCCCTGTGTTGTGCTAAAATAACCGCTGCTGTCCGGCTGTTGCTGCTATCGGATTTATCCATAGAACCTCGGTCCGGGTCCGGCCGGCTTCGGCCTGTGCCTTACGTTCCTCCCGGTGCCAATCCCGCAGCCGGTCATTGTACATGGGATGATCGTACCCGGAGATCAGCACTGGACCGGGGTGCGCCAGCAGCGTGTCAAGCAACTCCTCGTGGTCGGCGTCCTTCATCTCGTTCTTGTACATGCGGTTGTTCCGAGTCGAGAGGATATATGGCGGATCAGCGTAGATCAGCACCTTGAGCCGCCGATACCTTTCAATCAGTTTGACTGCAGGCTGGCATTCAATCTGCACACCGCGCAACCGGTCCGTCACCGTTAGGATTTTTTCCGGAAGCAGCTGCCAGTCTTGCGCCGCATGAGGCGCGTTCAGCTCGATAATGTGCCTCCATCCCGGTCGTGCGCTCGTCATTCCCCCGCGAGCCATCCAGCATCGAACCAGAAATCGTCTTGCCCGCTCAAGCGGGCTTCCATCCAACTCATAGACGCGGTCGTATTCGGCTCGGGCATACGGCGTCCAATGAATCTCTCTGGCCAGCGCTTCTGGATCGTCGCGGATGACCTGGAATAGGTTCGATACCTCGCCGTCCAGGTCGTTCACTGTCTCCAGCTTCGCTCGATCCTTGCTGAACAGCACCGCGCCGGAGCCGAAGAACGGCTCCAGGTAGGTCGTATGCTCCGGCATATGGCTGATGATCCAGTCCGCCATGCTCCACTTGCTGCCGGGGTAGTGCAATATGCGGGGAACGCTCATGGCTTACCTCCTCCCTGTGTTGTGCCCACTGGGAGCTAGAATCCCATGGCCATCTGAACCAGTTCACGCGGGATGAATTCAATCCACTGATCCCCGTATTCTTTCAGCCATGCTTCGATTGTCTTTCTTCGATTCCATTCATCTCGGGGAATCCAGCTTGTGTTGTCGCCATACCGAGCCTGCTCGTAGGGAGCGAACCATTCCGGGTTCAGCATCCCGAGTAGGTGAATCTGCGATGCCGGCCGGTGGTCATAGAACAATTCGTCCAAGTACCTCCGCCTGGCGTCCTTCGACATTCTCACGAGTCCACCAACAGCCACCAGCGGCTCTGTACGAAGAAGGTAGTGCATATTCCCCTGCATCACAGGAATTGGGGCATATCCGCGCCGGCGCATGTCCTGGAGATACCAGGCCGTAGCCTCTGCGTCCCCGATTTCGTCGTACTGCAGATAATCGTCGGAGGAGCGCACATACCGGTCGATGTAGCTGCGATACCTGGGGTAGCTGATGGCATCTTCCGAAAACGTCCCCGGGTCCCAGCGAACCTTCCTGCCTTTCAGCCTGCCGTCGAGCCAGCTCGGATATTTTCTGAGCAAGGTTGCGGAAAGCAGCCAGAACGGAACGCCGTCAGCGTGCTCAGCAAGGTGCTTCCGATTGACACCTGCGACGTAGATGATCCGCTGCACTCCCTATCCCTCCTTATGAAACTGATTCAGCTGGACGCTCCTCGAATTAGTTTGTTTGGTCCGTCAGCTCTCCCGATGCACTTGAGGCAGACATCCTTCTCATTCCAGCGCCGGAGTTGTTTACCAACCCGGCCGCAGCACTCGCAGCGGGTAAGGGTGATGATCTGGGTCATGGCTGCCGTCCTTTCAAATAATCTCCCAAGTACCAGTGAGCTTTCTCCAGGTCCTGGTCGCCGGCTTTATGGTTGGAGCGCCAGCAGTATTTAATGGCATTGCCCTTGATATAGCCCCGGAACTCTTCCTCCGTAAGGGCAGCGCGGATAGCGTCGATGCACTCAATGCCTCCGGCGTTGTAATGGCTGGGATGGTTCACTGGGCCGCCGCGGCCTTCTTCTGTGGTCATGAGATCACCATCCCGAATCAATTTGGCTTTGAGACTTCTCTGCTTTCAGCTTCTTTCGCTTCCTTGCTGCCGTAATTCCATAGTTTCTGAGCTTGTGGCAAATTGCAGTATCATTGACGCCGTACTTTTTGGCGATTGCCACATTGCTCATACCTGCTTCCACATCCGCTGTGAGCATTTCTGCGGTGATTACAGGCATTTTGTCAGGAGATCGGCGGGTTCGCTCTGATGACGGCGGTTCTTTGAATACCCGCGGTTCAACAGGAGCATAAGGGATGCCTCGATCGGCTGCGGTCGGGATCATGTCGTACTTTCCTTCCCTGGCCAACTGACGCTCGTACTCATTAATGGTGTACTTGGCAATTCCACTTGAGCCCCATGATGGACGGCGATCTTGCTGCGGCAGTGGACGCCGCATATTTGCTCCTGGCATGAAGTCGCTCATCCGGACCTCCTCCTTCTCACCTTGATCTGCTGCTGCGGCCAGTAGATTCGGTCCCGTCTCCGCAGTTCAGCCCTCGCCAGGCCTTTGTAGATAGGGTGCGCCTCTTCGTCTCGGAAGGCGATATCGTAGAGTTGGCCGAGCGATGCATCTCTAAAATTTGGATATTTCATGGCTCTCCCTCCTCAAAATGAGAACACTCGTTTGGTCAAATGGTCGTAAGAGGCCCCTGCCGAGCGGGATGCGCGGCATTTATCTGGTTTTTTTCTTTTTTTCAACCGGGGGATTTTTCATTGCTTGGAGCACTTCGAGTTGGTAGGAGTAGTAGTCCCCGTCGTGGATATCTGCTGCGCCGCTGAGCCCTCTTGCAATTTGGGCAAGCACGTAAGCGTCTCGGACGTTATCGCTAGGGTGTTCGAAATTCCAGAGCCTCAGGATGGGGATAGTCATGTTATCCTTGGTCGTGTTGCCTTTGCCTGTGGCGAACTTCTTCACTTGGCTCGGTGTCGGCTCCCAGAAGCTAAGTCCGGCACTTAGAAGTTCATACCGTATAGCGTAGCCTACCCCGTATTGCGTGCTGACACCTTGACCTTGAGACCCGTAGGAAAATCCCTCGATAGAGACGACACTCCCTGGTGGTACAAAACTCACGATCTCGCGCCCGTATTCCTTCATCTCCTTGGCCGTGGACTTGATGCCCCGTTCCAACTGGATTTCTTTTCGGAAGATGTCCCGACCGTCTTTGTCCAAGACCACAATCCCTGTTTTCGTCGATGGGTCAATGCCTACCGCATGGGTGTAAATCATTTCCGTTTCCGCCTCCTTCGTATCTCCAGTTCGTCCCAAGGGAACTCGGGACAGAGAAACACATATCCGATCACACGGCCGCGGCTGTTGAAGATGACTTGGCCGGGCTTGGCTTGCATGATGGGGTCAACTCTTGGCATCTGCATCCCTCCATCGATATCGTTGGACCTGATCGGCCACAAAATCATAGGTCCGCATCAGCTTGTCTCGCTCCGGACCATCAAAAAGGGGATCGTCGAGCTTTTTTGCCTTCTCACGGAGCCATGCCAGCGACTTTTCGTATTGCTCTTCGTTCTCAATTCGCTTTCCGCTCACGAGCCTCAGCCGCCTTCCTGCGGTCTTCGTCGGTGATGTCGAGGAAACGGCCGGTCTGCTTGTTAAAAGCCATCTCGATGGATCCTACGCCCACGTCGCGTCCTTTGGCGACGATGACCTCGACAATGTTTTTCTTGTCGCTGTCCGAGTTGTAGTAATCGTCCCGGTACAGGAAGATGATGTTGTCGGCGTCGCTCTCAATGGATCCGGATTCCCGGAGGTCGCTCATCATCGGCCGTTTGTCCTGGCGCTTTTCGCAGTCCCGGCCGACAGCGGAGATCGCCACGACAGGGACGTTGAACCGTCGGCCCAGCTGCTTGAGCCCTTTAGACACGTAGGCAATCCGCTCATGGTCGCTCTTGAAGCGTTGCTCCGTCTGGACCAGCTGCAGGAAGTCGATGTAGATTACGAGGTTCGGATTCTTTTTGACCAATCTCTTGACCTCGCGAGAGATGTGCTGGAACGTCATGCCGGCCGTGTCGTCGATGAAGATCGGCAGCCGATCGAGCTCGTCCATTGCAAAGCTCCAACGCTCCCAGTCCGCATCTGTGAAGGCGCCACTTTTCATCTTCTTGCCGTCGATATTCCCAAGGACCGAGAGAAAGCGCTCGGCTATCCGTTTGGCCGGCATTTCGAGTGAGAATAATGCCGTATGGTGCCCTCCCTTGGCCGCGGCGATCATGTCGTTGACGACATATGCCGTCTTGCCCATTGATGGCCGCGCGGCGATGATTTCCAGGTCGCTCGGCTGATGACCGCCAGTAAGTCGGTCAAGGTCCGCACTAGCCGTGCGAGCCCCTGTTATGCCCCTCTGCTGGCTCCTGCGCTGTAGTTCCTTGTGATGGTCGCCCAAGGCAGCGCTCATTCGCTGGACGCCACTCTCGCTCGGGCCGGCCTTGATCTCAGCGATCTCCTCGAGTGCTGCCTGCGCCCGGCTGACGTACTCGGCTGCCGTGGCAGCGTCTTGAGATCCAGCATCAGCTATAAGCCGTAGCGTATCCTCTGTCCGGCGCCGAATGTAGCCGTCCCTGATAATCGCCTGATAGTGAGCGATGTTCTCGGGTCCGGCGACCGAACCCCTGACCTGCATGATATAAGAGACATTGCCGATCTTTTCGAGGTCTTTCCCCGATCGTGCAGCCATCAAGACAATGTCGAGCGTCCCGTCCTGCTCATACATCACTCTGAAATACTGGAGCATAAGGCGATGCCGGTCGTCGACGAATTCCTCCGGCTGCAGGTAGATATCATCCATCAGTTCGGGCTCGTGCAGGACCGATCCCAATACCGCGGTCTCGGCTCGGAACAGATGCTCAGTCACCAGCCTCACCTGCTCTCAGCATCTTGGGCACTAGTCTCTCCGGCAACGGCACGGCTTGCTGGTGCCAAACCTCGACTTCCTGAAGACGCTCCTCAGTCTCGAGTCGAAGCCGGCCATAGTCTGTAAACTGGGAAGGGTCGCGCCGTATGATGTCCGCGGCAGTCGGTGGGTAAGGGCTCTGCTGCATGAACGTCTTCAGGTTCAGCTTGGCAGTCCCGAAAGGCGTGTCTTCCATCAGCGAGTGCCAAACCGCTGCCTTCTCCTCGCTAATCTCGAAATGCTGGTAGTTGGTCCGGATGATAGCCATGAGCTGAAGCACTTCCGTCTTCTTCACGCTGCGCCTCCTCGTACATCATATGCAGGCGTTCTTTCTCAACGTCGAACTTGGATAGCCGGGCGGCCGGCGCCGCAGGTTTATTCAAGAGCCCTTCTGGATCCACTCTGTCGTAATCCAAAAAGCGCTTCTGGTTTAAATAGGTTGAAGGATGAGGAATATAGCCCGTGTTGGTTTTAAGCAGTTTGCAAGTCTCGGCGAAATTCTTCGTATGAAGGATGATTTTGATTGGATCAAAGCCGGGTTCTTTCTGCAGCTTCTTCCATGCTTTCAAAGCAGCTGCTTTAGATATCCGTCTGGGGTAGGTTTCATAGAACAAAGTAAAGGGGTCTACATTTTCTTTAAATACTTTCTTTAAAAGACTTTCTTTCTCTGGGGGTACAATCGTACCCCTCAAAGTAGCTACTTGAGGGTCACAATCGTACCCCTCAGGAGGGTCACAATCGTGTACCTCAACGTTTCCTTCCAGAGGGTCACAATCGTACCCCTCAAAAGAGAGCTGAGTCGGCTGTTCTGGCTCCATGTTTTCACCACATTTCGGAATATTCCAGGCATCGTAATCCTTATTGAAGGCGAGCCGTCTTGACGTTTTTTTAGTCGCTTCCTTGGTCACAAGCAGCACTTTGGCTGCGATCAATGTCGTCACTTCTTTCTTTACTGCACTCTCCGACAAGCCAGTTTGACCGTGTAGGAAGGTAAGCGAGAAATCATGGTCCTTCCGGGTCCAGCCGTATGTGTTTCTCCAGATCACCAGAATGATTCTGAGCTGGGAACCATTGAATTTAAAGAATGGAACCTGATCCATCAGCTCGTTGGCAACCTTTGTGAACTCGTCGGGCTGCGGGTTTGCCATTCCACCTCACCCAATTCAAGATTTAATTAGCTGCCGCATCGCTCTAGCTGTATCGGTCGCGCTCGATGCGCTGTGATTCAAGAGGTGCGTAACCCTCTCAATCATCAGCCGGTCCTTGGCCTCTGCAATTTCCTCATCCTGCGCCTCAATATGAGACAGCAGCATCTCGACTGCATGCCGGTTAAATTGCTGCTCGCCCATCTCCAGGCTCGCTTTGAAGCCGTGTAATGCCCAGGCGCTTAGCCTCCGTCCTTTCAAAGCCCTTCACCTCCATATAGTCGTTTGCGGAATGCTTCTGCCCATTCCCGGCCTTCCCTCGTATAATCCACCCACCAATGGCAGGTACCCGAGTTGACTGACGGACCGCAGAGCATCGCAACATCACGTTCGGTGGTCTCGTCAAGCTTCCAGCGCCGTACCAGGTGAGCGCATTGCAGCATCCAGGCATCGCGCCGGCCGCATCGCTCGCAGCGTCCATCGGCCCTCTCGGTGGCCTTGGCGTAGACGGCAGGGCTTATCTGCCCACGCTGCTTGGCGGTTTTCTTGGTGCGATTGTTTTTTAATTGCTGGGTCTTGGAATAAGGAGTGAAATCTCTCATAGGGTCAAATCAGCGTAATAGGTGATTTTGGTGAGTTGTTTTGTTTCGCGGCAGTAACGACATTTCTCACAACGGTTCGGCGCTTCAGAGCCTGACTTGACTGATAAAATGCGGGGCATATTCTCACGGATTTGATCCAATTCGCGTTCTATATCATAGGCCTTGAGCCCAACTACAGCTTTATCCGGGGGATCTTCCTTCGACACCGCGACAATGATGGGTTCTATCCAGCCGTCACGGCCAGCATCTAAACGTTCGATTTCTGCATATAGCGACATTTGAGTCAGGTATCCTTTGGACTCGACAAAACTCACATAACCTAGCTTTTTGTCCCAAGTTTCTTTGGTGATGCTGTCTGTTGTTTTGATATCGGAGAAACGGTTATTATCGCGATTCAAGCAGTCTATTTTGATTTTCCAATCAGCTCCGGCAAAGTTGGCCGTAAGGATGACTTCCTTTTCGCCTTGGAGCATGAACATGCACATGGGGTCCGATTCGATTGCACGGATCAAATTATTTGCTTTTTTAAACTCTGTCTTCAATTCACCTTTAGTTGGCCCGCGAGAAGAAATCAATTCAGGATTGTTTGCCTTAAATTCCTCGAACGCTTCCGGCCCTTCGAAATAGGCGTGGACGTATGATCCAATAAGAAGGGCATCTGTCTGCGGCTCCTTCCATCCGTCCATCATCGCCATCGCTCGTGCCTCACATGCCAGGAAATCCTTGTATTGGCTGTTGCTCATATAGTGCTTTCCAGCTTCGGGGGTATGGTAATTATCCTTGTTTAGAATCACCGGTATCACCAGCCTTGCTGCCGGCTGCTTGAGCCTGTTTGAATTGCTTTTCCGATTCAGATTGGAAGTCAGATGAGGTTTTGAAGTCGAAGTAATCTTCACGTTTGGCCATTCCGTCTTTCAAGGCTCTCCACACATTCCCAAGACGGAGATAGTCATTCTCGGTAAAGGAATCCGAATTGCACCCCATATACTTTTCGATCATGTCCTGCTTCACACCATACTTCTCGTCGAACTGCTGCAGAGCCTTGCGGATACGATCAGACAATGGCTCTGTATGACCGGCTTTCAGCGTCTCTCGACATTGGCTCACAGCTGCTTCGACGATATCCCCGGGGATTACAGCAAGGATGCAGGCCCGTTTACGTCGAGCCCCTTGATTTGCCACCATTTCATAAATATCTCGTGGGTCATCCAGGTGGACTGTCTTCCCCTTTGCTTTCCGTTCATGGCGAACTGTAAAGGTCATTTGAGTCCTGATATTCGTTTCCAAATCCCAGGCGAAGGACATGACCTGTGAGGCTCCGTTCTTCTGCTCTACCTCAATCAATCCAACCTCCATGTTGCCCCAGTTCTGAGCCAGTACCTCGGCAAGCCGGATCGATGGCCCGGACACTTTACCGCCGCCCTTCGGGAATTCATACTCTGCTTCCTCAGCAACCTTCTTGCGCTTGCAGGCGTTCATGATGCGATTGAAGGCTGCCTGCTGGTCCCTCGGGAATTGCTTCGCCATGAAGATGGCAGCCTTAACCTCTTCGCTCTGACGGGTCGTGAGCGCCTCGACGGTTGCTGATTTTACTTGCTCAACAGCCGGAAGGAAATCGTTATAGGAAGTCGGCTCATTGGACTCAAAACTCATTCAGATCACTCCTCTATTAAGTTGAAACATTCCCAGCACGTAGGGACGCTATAACGGGCTCCTGTGACGTTGTCCGTCACCTCTTGGAAGAAGAAGTCTGCGTTGCAACATGGAGTCTTAGGGCGGTCGGCAGCTTCTTCGGCGGCCCATTGTGGCGGGTAGAAGGGATCGAATTTAGGCATAGATCGTATAAGCCCCCCTGTCAGCCGCCAAGCACTTCAGACAGCAGTAAAGTTCGCTTCCATCGCGCCAAACTTTATCGCCAGCGTAGATAGGCTTGGAGCATTCAACGTTGGTGCAGTCCATAACATGGGCTGGCTCCTGCTCTTGCGGATCCGGAAGGCCTCGTGCAAAACGGTCAAGGCTAGGCATGCTGCGTCTCTCCTTTCAAGCGATCTTCCAATGCATCGATTTTGGCTTTCAGTTCTGCCTGGATCGCCGGGCAGGGTTCGTCCAGCCATTGCATAAAGAGCCGCTGACGTTCGATCTTCCGATCCAGCAAATAGTCCACCGTGACGTTTAGTGCGTCTGCCATAGCGGCAATCGTCTCGAGGTCAGGCTCTCTCCTGCCCATTTCGTAGTGGCTGAGGCTTGCGCGGGAAACCTTCATCTTTGCTGCAGCAGCTTCTTGCGTCCATCCCAGACGCTCCCGGATGTTAGAGATTCGTGCGCCGACTCGCACTTTCATTGATGTGCTGCTCATGCGGCGCTCCCTGCGGCTCTCAGCTCTGCTTCTAAGTCCGCTATCTCCTTGTCGAGCCAGCATTCCGCGGCCTCCAGGATGACGCCCGAGCGCCGAAAGGCTCTCAGTTTGGCGATGTGCCGGGCGATATCAGCCCTTGCATGTAATGGCATCTGTGGTCCTCCTCATGTCCAATTTTGGGCGGTAGACTTCGTAATAATGGCGGGCAAGCTCGGCCTTGCCTTGCTCTCCTTCGAGTAGCGCTCGCTCCTCGATCTGAAGGAAGTAGCCGCACATGTTGCGGAGTTGTTGGGTGGACATATTAGCCCTCCTTGGCGAATCGTGTCGGAATGTATTGCTATAGGCATGTTGGCAGTACTGATAAAATGGAGTTTGAAACCAGTTGAAGGGAGAAAGGAAAATGCACATTGTAGAATTACTGAAATCCATTCCACTGAGCAGCCATTCCGGATATGGAACATTGATTAGTTTTTCAGATATTTTTGATGCTTGTGCGCTTCGCGGACAAGACAATCATCATTACGTCAAGTCGCTATTGGAACAGTTGGAACGAGAGGGAGTAATTGAAGTAGTCCGATCTTATGATGATTTATTTATTGGGGTTCGCTTCCGACCAGTCCTTTAAATTCGCGGCGAGAATCTTAAGATAGTTTCCGATCTCCATCAAATCTGTAATGCTGTGATCTTCCAGTGCTCTGTAAATTCTGCGAGCAGTTTCAAGGTTCCGGGGTTCTTTCGGGTTTTTGGTATTCTCCGTCGCCACCACAGCGGCGGTTTTTTCGTTCTCTTTGCTCATATCAGCGTCGCCTCCAGATCTTCGATCTGCTTGCAGATGCTTTGCTGCCATTCGACGTCGCCAGCCTCGTAAGCCACGAACGAGAGGCTTTTAAGCTCGTCCAGCCTACGAACGAGTCGGAGGTTTGCCTTTAGCAGATTCGTCAGCTCCCGGCGTTCCTGCCGAGTCATATGAAGCTCTCCGTCCGTTTCTAAGCAATAGTGCGTCAGCTCTGCCAGCTTTCGGTGGATAGGTGAGATGCCGATCATGCTCAAGGAACCTCAACCTCCTTCTGAACAAATTTATTGATGAAGTAGATTTGACCTTTCCCGGTGACCTTTGGCGTCTTGCTCACGGTGATGTGACCGTCAGAGTGGGTTATGCTTGTCTCCTTGATCTGAAACAACTTCAACTCCATCGAGCGCTGTGTCGGCATGTTGTAATCCGTTCCCTTGCGGCTAATTAAGTACCCTTTGTCCCGGAGCCAGCCAAACAGACGATTCGGGCCAATCTCGACCCCGTTCTGCTTCAGCAGCTTCGCTAACTCGCCGACCAGTATGCTCGTCCTGCTTGCAGTTACAGCTTCCGCAAAAAGTACCTTTGGATGGTCTTCCTTAACTTGCTGTTCCAGAGCCTGTTTTGCCGCTCGTTCCTGTTTCAGTTGCGTGGCCATTTGAATGATGGTGTCTGGATTCAGTAAGACTTCCTCGACTTTTTCCGGAGTAAGATATCCGCTATGCTTTCGTATCGACGGAAGAACTTCGCTTGTGATCCACTTGCGGAATGCCTTGGCTTCCGGTTTACGACTTTCCAGAACCACATCGTACAAACCGTCTTCGTTAATAACCGTAGTCTCTTGAGGTCTTCCGAGAGCATCAGGGATGAGGTAAGCAAAACTTACGTCATCTGCCAATCTGTCTTTGACCATACGCGGATTCGAGAGGCCGAGAACGACGCAAACGTCCTTTAGCACGAACCAAGGCAGGCCATCCCTTTCAATAGTCCGCAACTTAAAGCCTTTAAAGATAAATTCCACTTTTTTCATCTGTGCCTCCTTTATTTTCATTACCATGTGGTAACTCTTTGTCAAAAATAAATAGATCATTGAGACCCATCTCCCGGCAAGCATCCAACAATCCTGCTATAAATTTATTGCCAGGATCCTGTATTCCTTTTAGCACCCTAAATACTTGAGTCCGAGATATACCGATTTTCTCTGCGAGATCATCATCGCTCCAACCCTTGATTTGCATATATTCCCGTACTTTTTCAACATTTAAAATCATTTTCATATTCTCACCCCTCTCTGCATATATTCGTTACCAAGTGGGAATGAATATAATGTAGCACGTTGTTACCATGTGGTAAAACCTTAAAAAACCGCACATTCGTTCTTATAAGGCTGTTTTGGTTAATTTTTCCCACTTGGTAACGCTTTTACTTATAATTCCTTTACCTAAAGGGAATTCTCATGTATATTACTAATTAGGAATAGGAAATGAGCTATCAACAATATCCATATCGGGAGTGTTGGGAAATGAGTAATGAATTAGGTTCTTTTTTGAAGGAGCTTCGCGAAAAGAAGGATTTGAGCATAAGCGACCTGGCATATGCTTCTGGAGTCAGTGGTGCCCAAATCTCCAGGATTGAAACTGGTAAACGCGAGCAGCCCAGACCTGAAACATTACAAAAATTAGCCCAGGGGCTCCGCATATCATATGGACAATTAGCTGAAAAAGCCGGGTACTTTGATGGTATGCAGCAGAGCGATAAGCAGGAATTCTTTGCATATCACGAAGCAAATTCCAATCTCGATCTGGTGTTGTCCGAGATGTTCAACCAAGTATTTAAATTGGACCAGGAAACAAAACTCGTTATTATCAAAGAGGTAGGGGTTTCAGGTAAATTTGGCGAACATGATGAAGATATAATTGAAACAATCAATAAAAATGAAGCAGTTAATATTTCTCCTGATTTCTCTGATATGAGTTTATTGCAAAAACTGTACCTAATTGATATTTTGAGTAGATTTGTTAGATATTTTGCCGTAGATGAAACGTATCTCGAAAAACTTTATGAACAAATTAAAACAGGGAAAATTCCCGATCCATATGAATCTGGACGGGAACTAGTAAAAAGCATTGATTTAAGTGACGATAATATTAAAGAGGAATTTTCGATTATCGTTGATGGTCGTCCTTTGACTGAGAAAGAAATGCAGAAGATTCTTGCTCAGATCCGTCTGGATCGGCAGTTCGAATAATTTCTTTCAGCTCTTTGGGATCTCTGTTTAACAGATAGGCGATAACTGCTAAATCAACTGTTTTCATAATTACGCATGCCCCCTCGAGCGTATTTGAAAGGAGAAACAATGGCTCTCCGGATCGGGAGATGCCTGCTGCGTGAACTCAGGAAAGCCAAAAAGTTGTCCCAGGTCGAGTTGGCTAAAAGGGTTAGGGACTTAGGAGTAGACCTTTCGGACACGACTGTTTCTGAGTTTGAGAGGAATGAGCGAATATGTACCAATATTTTAACGCTCAAAGGGATTTCAAGAGTACTTGGTTGTCACATTGATGATCTTTATGAATTCCCTGATAGTTAGCGCTGCAGGTCGGAGTTTCGGCTCCCTCCCTCCGGATAAAATCCCGAACATATTCGGGATTTTTGTTTTGTCAATTGCCCCCTTTCGTTTGATACTATTATCCTTAGCTGGTAGAAAATTGTAAAGCCAATTACGTGTGCACGAAATGATTGAATCTTTTCCGCAGTTCGACAGACAACGACATGATGCTTGTGATATGAGAACACAAAAAAATCGAGGTTCTTGTCGAGAACCTCGATTAGACCGTTTTATATTTAACGCCTAGTAAGTGTAGTAACTCTAGAAGTTGCTTGTATTTCACACTGGACATCGTACACACCTTGGTTCTGTTGAAATCAAAGTATGCTTTTCTGTATTTGGGATCCAGCAATTCCACTTTCCCAGGATTAATAAAGTTGTTTCGATCAACTTCAATCAACTCTATTAATCCGGTCTCCATGATCACCTCACTCCAATACTTCAATGTGCCAGGGAGGAATCCGTCCTTAACCTCATTTCCAAAGGTGACTCCTCGCTTAGCAGGCTGATAATGGAGGAACTGAATCGTCTTATGCGGGACCTCAAACATCTTCATCGTCGATAGATCGGTCAATGAAATCATTCGTTCTATCATGGCTCGACCTACTTCAACAGTTCTTCAGGCGTATCGCCTTGGTGAACGAAGACCGCGCTTGCCGTCGAGACGGTGAACATGGCAATTAGAGACAGCACGGAAGCGAAGGCAGAGATAAATTTATTTTTCAATTTCCTTTCCTCCCTTCTTTATCAAAATGTATTAACGTCAAGCACTGCGCAAAGAATGCAGCAGCTAATATAGGTGACCCCACGATAGTATTTGTGTACACAATTAGTATAGCTAATACGTTGAGCAACAGAAAGAATTTTTTGTTAATTCTAGACTGCTTTTCAATTCTTGATGGAGCGAATCGCGCCGCAAGGAGCATGTTTAATATATTCAAAATAACTATAATATTTCCGCTCAAATATTTAGATAAAAATGCAACCAGCAGGATTCCAGTAGTAGATACAATAACGCATGTAAGTCCCGACTTTAAATGTATTCCTCCCGTGACTTGTCTCAACATGGCAAAGGCTGTCATAACGATAACTACTTCTTTTGTAATTCCAAAGACAAATGAAAGCACTAGCGAAATGGTGACTATTAGCATGAAATTCAGGACAATTCCAAGTGAAAATTGAAGGACGTTTACCGATGCGCGATGATTGGGAATGGACGACTTGATACTAACTGCCAATCTATTTGCTATTAAATTGATCACTCTCTGCACGCTCCTTCATAATGGAATAGCGTAACAAGAAACCAATCGCAATGGCTAACAGTAGGAAGATAATAATTAGGTCTTTCTGATAGAGGAAATACCCAAAAGCTATTACCAATATCGGGATTAAAAAATGAGTTATTATTCTTTCCGATTTAAGCCTTTTGCTCTCGAAATCAAATGAGAATCCGAGTCCCCGATTATACAAGAACCTCGCTAATCCGAAGGCAATCACACTTGAAATCAATTGGAGAATATAGCCTTTATAGATATGCTCCGAGATCTCGTCGACAGAAATCCACCCGAAAGAGAGTATCATTACAAGTAGTTGAATCAGAGCATATCCGAAATAACCAACAGTTGCGACGAATAGCGACCAATGAATAGGAACCAGTAAAACTAAGTTAAGTAGCAACATGATGAGCAGCACGTACAACATGGGAGCTAAAAAAGACAAAGACAATTCTTCTCTTAAAAAGTAGCTTTGGAGAGACATAATAATTGCCGTGAAAAAGATTTGCCAAGGGCAATCCTTTAGTGCGAAACGATAGATACTCATTATTAATGCAACCAAGCAAACTCCCTCAATGGTTGAAAAAAACATGAACCCAATAAAGTCCGCTATCACTGAACATCGTCCTCACCTTCATCAATCTGTCTTCCAACTCGCCGCTTATCTGAATACTTTTCTACGCTGCTTTTTAAAACCAGTAATCCACCCGGGGCATCTCTATGCTGTAGCTTTCCTTGACTGCAAAGTCTGGCGATTTGACGTCTTGTGACATTCAAATACTCAGCTGCTTCAGCCGCAGTTAGCACTTGGTACAATGGGCCTTTACTCATTTCATTCTCCTTCCATTTAGGTCTCGATTGAGACTTAATTCTTATATAAAATATAAGTCTCGATCGGGACTGGAGTCAACGATGAAAAAAGGAAATATATAGATATCCGCAAAAAGAATAAGCCTGCGTCATTGGGCAGGCTTTACAGGTCTTGGCAGTCGCGTTATGAATCTAGCATAACCGTCCTGATTTTTGATGAGGTTGAGAGAATGGTACCTCGGCAGCTTAAGCAAATCCTCTTCCTGGTATGGGTGAAGCTCCGATGCCAGCTCCGAATAGTTCTTTTTGTCGCAGCCGCTGATGAGCATGTAGCTCGCGTTGGCGGACCGCAGCTCCTCGCGGATATGCTTGATTTGGTTGAGATAGTGGGCCGAGATGATCGGCTTGAGTCCGAACTTAGCGTATTGCGAAAGCTTACTCCGCATGAACTGCTCGGTGTGCTGGACCTGATAGAGCTCATCGACAATTAGGTTGACCTTGACCATCTTGGACCGGTCGCCGCTGACCCGCTTGCTCCGCATCTGCAGTGCAAGCCATATCTTGGTGCTCCAGTAGGTCGTGTAGACGTCCCTTTCTGAGTCCGTGCCAAACATGTCGGACGGCATGCGGATGCAGATCAGCTGGTTACGCTGCATCTCTGTGACCAAGTCGACGTTGCCGGCAGTACCCTTGTCGAGCATCCGCTCCATATAGGCGTTTTGTTCCAGCTGGTTGAGCCGATCGATGATGCCGACGACATACGTCTCCTTGGTGCCCACGACTTCGCCGCCCTTGTCGCGGTCGTCCAGCTCGCAGAGGGACCGGATGTATTTGCGAAGGTTGTCGCGCTGGGCGGCTGGCACGGCTTTGATAAGACGCTCGCGGGTCTCGTGATCCTGTAGGCAGTCAAATACGTCCCGGACACTCCCTCCGCTGATAAAGGCAACCAAGGCCGCGCTGACCAGATATCGCTGCATCTTGGCCGACAACTTGGTTTCTTCGGCGTTGATGCTGTTTACGAGGGTGAGCAGCTGCGTCGTCTGCTTCTTGGCGCCGTCGTAAGCCTCGAATGGATCCACACTCTTGCCGACTTCGTTGTATCCGATACCCTGGAGCCGGCGTGGATCCGCGCAGTCGATTATCAACGTCTTGCCGGGCGGGATCGCCGCGGCCACTTCCCGGCTGAGCTCACACTGTCCGACGAAGTCAAAGATGATGACGCATTCCCCGGCGGCGATGGCGTCACGGCTCAGGTTGCCGATCAGCGTCGACTTGCCTGCCCGCGTCGGCCCAATCAGCACCGTCGTAAGGTTTTGGTACTCCCGATCAGTCGACAGGTAGGCAGCCTGCTCGTGACCCCTGTAGGTGTTGGTGCCGATGCACATGACGCCTTGCTTGAGATCGTCGGGGACCTCAGTCTCCTGTGTCTCGACGCGCTCAATAAAGTTGTACCGCTCGAGCACGTCGCGGCCGGCCAGAGCGATAAAGGACTGTGCCTCCTCATCCCCGATCTTGTTGCGGCCGGCACGGATGTCTCGGGCCGTCATGTCGAGCTCCCGGCGGTATGGACGGTAATGGAGTCGGTTATCCTCGGAGACAGTGTCAAAGGACTGCGCCAGGCTCCGAGCCGCGTTGCGCTGCCGCATGCCGTCCGCGCTCTCGGCCATGACTACAATCTGCGTGTCGAGGACGGTTGCCGTGGCCTTTTTGGCCGTACTCTCGCTGACCCGACGCGCCCCGTTGAGCCGATCGAGCAGGGCGTCCATATAGTCGCCGCCCTCGGACGCTCCGGACGTCTTGCGGCCGCTGCCGAGCGCCTCGCCGATCTCCTTGAAGATGAGGTTTCCGGCAGCCAAGAGGTATTTGAATGCATAAGCCGTGCCCATCTTGTTTCGCTCGACCGGCATCCGGCGGTTGACCTTGTCGATCGTGGCGCGGTAAAGGTGCCGCCAGCTGATTTGGCTGCCGGGCAGGAAATTATAGAAGACTCCGAGCCGGTCGCCTTCCTCCAGAAGTTCCACGGCGTTGAGGTTGCTGTTCAGCAGGTCGTTGCTCCGACGGTCGACAGCAAGGCTCAGGGCATCCTCCTTCTCGTAGACGAGTTCGTAGCGTGTCGCATCCGCGCCGAACACCGGAAGCTCCGGTACCTCCTCGATCGTCACCTGCCCCCAAACGTCCGACATCTTCTCGCGCAGATAGGAGAGGTGAGTCCGAGGCACGATGAAGAAGAACTCCACCTTTCGCTGCTCCATGTAGATGTAATAGGAGACCTTGGCCGGCAGCGTCCAGCTGTACCGGGTACCCACGACGAACTCCCGACCGAGCGCCTTGATGACGCGCTGCTCCTCCGCCTTGATGTTGGCCAGAGCGCCCTTGTAGAGCGCAGCAATGGCCCGGGCGATCTTGTGAGTGCCCTGGTTGCGAACGGCGTTGTTGGGCTTAATGCGGAGATAGGCGTAATCCGGCCGTACGACCTGCAGTAGTTGCGTAAATGGAATGCTGCCTTTCATCGGCTCAACCCTCCTCCTAGCAGCCTGATGAGCGAATAAGCGCCAAAGACCAACCCCGACCATCGGTAGCCGTCTCGTAACCCCAGCGCGCCCAGGATGATCAGGACGCTGCAGCCGATCAGGCCGACGCCATAGCTCAGGTCGACGAGCACGCCTGCTGCCTCGCCGAGCCAATGAAAGACGTGTTCGCGAGCGCCGTGCGCGACATGTTCCGCCGCATGATCAACGACCTTGTCGGCCACCCAGCCCGCTGGCCCCTTGATGCCAAGGATCGAGGGTCCGGCGATTTCCCCGCTGTACCGCTGCAGGTCAGGTATCAAGCCGGTAGGATCGGCAAAGCCGCCGTCCTTGATCAGCCCAAAGTGGAGATGCGGACCGCTGCTGTGCCCCGTATTGCCGCTAAAGCCCAGGAACCCACCGGGATAGATATGGTCGCCGGCATGCACCGCAACGCTATCCATGTGCCCATAGACGTGCAGGTCACCGCTATCCGTCCGGACAACGACGCCGCGGCCGATGTTGTCGGCCCCATGATTGACGACCCGCTCCACGGTGCCGGACGTGATACTGTGCAGCTCCGTCCCCTGCGGCATTGCCAGGTCGACGCCATGATGCTCCCTGCCGCCGCGGATCTCCTCGAGGACGCCGTATTCGGATGAAACACGGAATTTCATGGGCATCGTCATCCCATCCCTTCGAAGATCGTCTCCACTTGGCCGAATGCCCACGGAAGCCCCAAAAGAATGCCGTAGACCAAGATAAAAGCGAGGGCCGACTTGCGGGCTGCAACGAAGTCTCCCTGGACCGTGTTGCTGATGCAGTCAAAGGCCGCCTTGATGATGATGACCCACTTACCGATGCTCACCAACTTGTGGTATAACCGCTGTGCTCCTACGTCAAGCCCCGTACCGTCCCCTACCGAAGCGAATGCGTGCTCCAGCCCACCGGCGCCGAGCAGCACCATAATCGTAATCGCCCCGACACGGTAGATTAGCTTGTGCCGCTCAATGTGCTCCACGACGATCGTCGCGCCGGCCTGCAGCCGCTCCATAAGCATGCGCCTTGTCGGCTCCGGCAGAGCAACAGCCGGGCGCAGGTCGATCCGGTAGCCGGTCGGCCGCATGGTTAAAGTCGCCATAAAATATCCTCCTCGCAAATCGTGATGTACTGGCATATTTTGTGATCCTGCCGCATATGCTGAGGGTAAACCGCCCGCAGCGCCCTAGCCGGAATCTGCACCAGGCGGTTTTTCTATTTCCGGCCAGCCCGCAGCAGCCACACGACCGCCCGACCCGGGCTGATAATGAACGCCCAAAAGTCCTCGATGACCTCCATGCGCCTCTGCTCTTCTGCCGCCAGCTCCGCCGGGTCCTTACCGTTAATGATCGTCTTCATTCCGCTCGCCTCCCTCATACAAAGGCTGCCGCAGCGCTGTATGCCAAATCCCTTGGCTCAACTGGCTCGCTGGCTTTTGCCGGCCGTAGCACCGCTCCCTTGGCTGGGATTGTCACAGTCACCAAGCCGCCTGCCGCATCCATATCCCTCTGGATCAACCGCTTGAGATAGCCTGAGCGGTTTTTTCTCGTCTTCACCCAGTCAAGCATCGCAGCTTGATCTGGATCAAGGACGTTAAAGCAAACCGGGACTTTTTCAATCTGTTTGCCCATTCGCATACAGCCCCTTCGCGATCCGATAAAAAGCGTCGACATTGGCGTACTCACTCATCCCGGGCTTGAGCAGCTGCGCCGACCCGAAATACTTCACCAGCTCGCGCTGCAGAGGGTCTGCTCCGCCTCCACACAGATAGACTGTGTCTTGGCTACCCCAACCCTTGTTGACCGCGTAGGCGGCAATCTGGCGGGCAAATGAGTCGAGGTCAGGGTTGCGTCGCGTCTCCATCCCCGTCACCAGCGTAAAGCTCTCCAAATCCTTATACCGACCGTCCAGCAGCGTGCCGTAATTGACCGTCCCGCTACCGATGTCGATGACCCTTACTTGCCCCTTGGTACCCGCCAGCAAGCCGGCAGAGACGCCTTCAGCGGCCACCTCGCAGCGGTTGATCGTAATGACCTTACGCCGGCCGTTGATCGTGATCTCGTGCTCTCCGATCAGCAGCTTTTTGATGAGTTCCTTTTGTCCCTTGGTGTGAGTGCCGATCGGCTGCCCCACTACGATGTCATGCTCTGGCCCCGCCGCGTACTGGTGGAGCGCGATTAGGACGCGCAGGCGGGCTTCCGGGTGCGCTTTGCTGTCCCCCTTGAGGGAGTCGGCCATCTGGCTTTCATGTAACGCCAGTGTGCCGGCAAAACCCCGTCGACCATCGTAGGCCCAATCATAATCGTGCTCGCCGTGCTGCTGCTGCAGGTGACGCTCCCGCCAGTCGTAGCCGATCGCTGACGGAAACTGCCTGAATTGCTTGCCGTCGTAAAGCTTAACCGCGGATCCGCCGGCGTCGATGCCAATGATGCTCATGCTGTCATCCCCTCCAGTTACATCACCCGTGACGTCACCAGGCGGCTGCCGGATGCTGTCGTTGCGTCACTGGTTATGTCACTAGCCTATGGGGATGGCTTGCCTGAGTTTCCTAACTATTTCAAATGGGCTCGTATGTATTTTCGAAGTTTCGTCCACACTTGAGATAGTTAGGAATGATGGACGAGGTGGAAGAGTATGTTTGGATTGGGTAAACCCAGGAGTAAATTCGGCCGATTTGTCGACTCAAACGGGATTTCCCATGGGGAGTTGGTGCGGATAAGTGGAGTGAGCAAAGATACGGTTACGAAGGCTTGCACCGAAGAAAATCCAAAGTTGAGAAGAATTTCAAAAGATGCTCTAGTCGAAACGGTGAGGAAGATTTCTGGTCGTAATGTGAGTGGCAAGGATTTTTGGATGTAGCAAATTATGATACGATTTGTATATAATCTCTTTGAAGTTTGATACAGCCATTCAAGGGGGAAATGTATGAACAAGCAATGGGAACCTTGTCCCCGATGTGGGTCAAGTAAAAGCTTTGTACTCGGAAAGGGAATCTTGTCTCTTATCTTGTTCATGTCCTCGGGCTTATTCTTAATACTAGGCATATTTCTTTTCCCGTTTCTCTTCGTTGCACCAGTCCTGTTTTTTCTTTCCTTCATCATACCTTTTTTACCTTTCAAGAAGCGACACATCTGCCAGGACTACAAGCACAACTGGACGGTACAGAAAAAAATTGCTAGCCTATAACGAGAAAATCCCCCACCACGCAAAGCCCTGTGGGGGATTTCGTTTTATACAAGCAACTTTACATCAAAAGCTCACTTATAATAAATTGGTCGAAGGGCTTCGAGACTATTTCCATGCATCGCCAAAATGAGTAATTTGTAGTAGACTGTTGTCGTCTAGAAAATACATATTGGGGGATGAGATAACATGAAGAAAAAAATAATAATAGTAACTTTGGGGGCGCTAATACTCATGGCATCCGCCAGCTTCGGCGCTTACGCCGCTACAAAGCTGGTACTTGTTGTCGATGGAAAGGTTCAAGGCGCTGAGCCAAAAATCATCAATGGGACAACCTATGTGCCACTGACAGCTGTCTCAAAGGCACTTGGTGCTACGGCATCATTCGACAAAAAGACCGGCACAGTAACAGTCAAGTCCAGCGGAATCAATCCAATCGCTCCGGATATCTACCGTGCTGGGGACTTCGTGTTCTCCCAACTCCAGGCCGAGAAAAACGACTTTGGTTGGAAAGTATCCGTCGAGATGACGAGCGACACATCGGCTTACAGTGGTGTTAATTTAACAGCAGTCTTTTATAACGAATCCGGTAAACGAGTTGGATCAGCATTTGGCGCTGTCACAAACATTGGTAAAGGTGATACAAAGTTCACGGATTTAATCACCACGGATGACTTGACTGGTTACAAAACGGTCAAGTTTCAGATTGATATCGCAAACAAAGCCTAAGCAAAAAAATCCCCCACCAGCCGCGAGGCCAGTGGGGGATTTAAATTATTCTTTAGTTGAGTACTCATCAACATTAAAAGTAAGTATTTTTTCGAAAATAACATACTCTGTACGCTCACTGAATGGCCCCTTGTTCCACGTTTTATTGAACGCATATTTAGCCGGTCCAGTCCCTGCATCCTTTGTGTCAAACCACGCAATAAATGCGCTGACTTCTTGAACTGTCAAGTCGTACTCTTTTTCCAGTCCATTTACCATGGTGATAGTTAAGAGTGCTCTTTCACCGCTTGGTGCTGGAGTCGAGGTTGGGGATGGCGTTGGTGATAAAGATGGCGTCGGGGTCGGCACTTCACTCGGCGCTGGAGTCGAGGTTGGGGATGGCGTTGGTGATGGCGTCGGGGTCGGCACTTCACTCGGCGCTGGAGTCGAGGTTGGGGATGGCGTTGGTGATGGCATTGGGGTCGGCACTTCACTCGGCGCTGGAGTTTCACTAACTTTCTTCCCAATTGTTATCTCGTTTAATGCAGCCCATGATCCACTAGCCGTTATTTCAATTTTCAAGCCATCATAAAAACCCAATGTTGTTTCAATAGGCTCTACGATGAAATACTTTGCTTCTGCCTTTCGTGTTGCATCCGCTATTTGTAACCAGTCACCGTTACTTAAACCATATATAACAAAACGGTTTGAAACCGGAGGGGTATTTGCTATGGACATCTGCACAAAATTTAATTCAATTGATTTTGGGAATTTCATCTCTAATGTACTGTTTCCACTCGATGCATTAAATAAAGTTGAGAGATCACCATCGATTGCATTTTGAGGAATATAGGAACCGTAAGTATTGTTACTAGTTATCGTTGTTTCTTTGGGCGGAGAGACACCTTCCATACCAGGTACTGTTGATTCAACTGAAGCATACACGTTTTGTATTGTTAATACAATAATGCACGCAAGTACCAACGTTACGACGACGAAAGATTTTTTTTGTAATTTCTTAAGCAACTTCATCTCAGACCTCCACTTTTTTTATTTCTTTCTAGATGTCGGTAAAAATTATGCCTAAGTTTAGGGTTAATAGGCAAAAATTTTAAATCTGATAATTTTACTTAGACTTTTATCCCCCTAGAGTGATCTCCAGGTTACGAATTACAGGAAGTAATACTCTCAAAGAAGAGCCCCCCGACCACAGCGGTCTTTACCTATTCCAGCGGGATGCCGGCATACGACCTGAGCGCATTTGCCATTTGGTTGTATTTACTTGGGTCTCTGCCCTCTGTTTTAGCTTTAATCCAGGCCGGCGAAAGCCAGTTGTAGATGATCTCCTGAGCGTTACTCTTAGGCAGCCCGGCTCCCGCCGCCGCGGCGCGTACGTTGCCCGCCAGACGTTCGTAATGACTCGCCTCGTCTTTGAGTCCTTGTTGCAATGCCGCATGACGCGCCGGCTGGATGTAGGAGACGACGACGTGATCGCAGACGTCTGTGGGCAGTTTTGTCATAGCCGGAACCGGACGGACCTGAGTTACCATTTCGGCCGTCACATCCCGGATCAGGTCGCCGAGTGTTTTGCCGCCGCTCGCCAGCGCTTGGTCGATATCCGACTTGCGGGCCGGGTCCAACTGCTTGTGACTGACGATGTGCGTCGACGGCGTCTTCCCCCATTTGGTGCAGCACATCGCAAGGTACCAGACGAGCCTGGCATAAGCTGCCGCGAAGTCGATCTTGCCGCCGTAGCATAGTTCTATGCCGAGCGCCGCGGCGTTGGCGTCATAGCCAAAGAGGGCGTTGTCCGTCGTCACGTTTCGGATGACATGGTAAGCCTGCTCAGCCGGATCCGGACCGGTGCCGGCTGGGATGATCTCCAGAATAAGCTTGTCGTCGATGAAGACATGGGCCGACGCTGATCGGTCCGTCTGCTGCTGGAAGTATGTCCAGTGGTTATCTGCAGAAGCCCCAGGGTTACCCGTATCGTGCGCAACAAAAAAGGCCGGGCTGCCGGTAATGAGCCGGATGCCTGGCCTGACGTTAGGGCGCTTGTTGATATAACGCCGCCCGATCGTATACTTATTTAGGTCCATGCTGCACCTCCGCTGGCGGGACAATGATGCCCGCCTTGAGCTCGTACAGCGCCTTTTCGATGGCTGCCTGAATCTCCTTGTCCTTGAGCGCATCGATGATTGGCGCCGGCAGGTTATCCTGTAGGTACTCGCGCGCCTCCAGCAACTTGTTTCGGGCTCCAGGGCTGCCAGCCGTTGCCTCTACATAAGCGACGGCCTCGGCGGCCATTTTATGCAGCACAGCGCGCTGCTGCTCAGTCGTGCGGGCCTCGAGCCATGCCTCTACACGCTTGCGAGCCATGGCGACCCAGGCGAGCACAGCCGCGGCCAGCAAGCCGACGACCGCCTGCACGATGGCGTCAACATACGGTTGGATATTCATTGGACATCATCCTTTCTCATTTTGCGCCGAAGGAACAGGTACAGGTCATACTTCTTGGTCTTGGTTTGGTAGGCGAGCAGCAGCAGCCCGACGGCAGTGCCGGACGTTGCAATCAGCCAGCTTAGCAGCTGTAGAAACTGAACCTCATGCGTCCGGAAGCCGAACACCTCACTCGCCCGGATCCAGATCGCCACGACCATCTTTACGTCATAGGCGGCCAAAAAAAAGAGCATCGCCAGCATAAATGCGCTGACCACGCCCGTGCGAAACCGCTCATGGAAATATTTGCGGTGTGCGGCAATGATATAGGTCGCCGTGGTGATGATGACCGCGTACACGATCAGCAAGGCGACATCGATAATATGGAGGAGCATGGCTCACTCTCCTTTGTCGTATATGAGGTAGCGGGCAAAACCGTTTTTGTCGATCTCATCCTGTATCTCCCTCGACATATCCCGGTAACGTGCGATGGTAAGGGACACCCTCTTTGATGCGTGGTTAAGATCCGCCTCTTTGTCCCGGGTTGTGGGGAGGAGTTGCAGCAGCTTTTTGAGCACGCCCGTCATCCTCCTTTGTCCTCGTCCTTTTTAAGGTTTTTAACCACATCGAGGAGGGGACCCATCATCCCGGCGCGCTCGTTGTCGAGTATTTCCTGCAGGCGGTCCCGGTCTTCTTCTGCCTTTTCAAGCAGTGACCGGGGGACGAGATCCCCGCGCAGCAGCATTCGGCCCACGTAAAGCAGCACGCAGAGTAAAATAATTAAGAGGATCAGCGAGAGGCCATATTTCTCGGCCAACTGCGCGATCCTCTCCGTGGTATCCAGTTGGGTCTGATCCACCCCGACTCACCTTCCTTCTGTAAAATAAAAGGATTCCCTCGCAGATTGTCGAATCTTCACGCATCACATGCTGGAGGGGATGTCGTGAAGGCGTATCATTTCGACAAAGCCAATGCTCTTAAAGAAGGACAGATAATTCAATTGCAACAAGGAAGTCTGGCGCCGATCCATCTCGACGAACTATTCAAATCACACTATTCGGAAGGCTTGTCGCCGCATGGAATTTCACATTACATAAATCCTCCGTCTGCAATCCTTATAATTGAGATTCTGTTTGAGTACGAACGAAGACTCAACTTTCCTCATCTACTATCTCGTTTCCAAGCTTTCTATGCTTGTCAGGACATGGATGGAATTAAAAAGTGGTTTGAGAAATTTCCAGCACTTCATGGGAGACCTGTGTGGGAAGTGGAGGTCAGAGATGAGCAACCTTTCTTTAGCGGCGACTCACAATGGCTAGACTTAGGCGACGAACAAAATTTCGTCGCGGCTGAATTTAGAGCTCGATCCTATTGGGAAGGAAAGATGACAGCATCTCCCGTGCCAGAAATTTTAATCAAGCCTCCCGTCCAAGTGCTTCAAAAGATAGATTTCTCCGCTTCTTAGCATCCGCAGTTTCTTCTTGAAGTTTTTCAAACGAAAAGGAATAGTCGTAATAATTTGGAATTCGAAATGGCTGATCAAGAATATAAGGGGAGGCGGCCGAAACTTCGCTTTCTTTAATATTCATCTCATCGCCCTCAAAAATTATATTTTTGCCACTTCTCACCGATTGCTCCGTAACGTATAATATCTAGCAAAACACGATACGGAATGGAGAGTTGTCCACATGAAACGATTTGGGACTCTGCTCATTGGCATCCTGATCGGTGCCGGCCTGACCTTCTCTACTGGAGCATTCGCCGCAACGAAGGAGACGGTGACCGCCTTCTTCACGGACCTGAACATATCAGTCAACGGCAAGGCCGCCGAGCTGCAAGCACGTCCTCTTAGCTACAACGGCACCACCTACCTTCCTGTTCGAGACGTGGCCAATCTGACTGGATATGACGTGACATACAAGGCTGACAGTGGGAAAATAGAGCTGCAGAGTAAAACAGGCGCTGCCGCCACCTCGAGCGCGAAAGGAGCAACTAAAGTGCAAGGAACGGTCTACAAGCTAGGGGACACTGTCCAGTTCACAGGCGCTACGTTCAAGCTGACCGCCACCGAATACCTCTTGACCGGCGAGGATGTTCAAACCAAGGCATTCAGCCAAACCTTTGAACCCAAAGCCGGCGAGAAGGTCTTCCGGATCAAGTACGAGGCTTTCGTCAGCGAGGAACCGAACTACAGCTCGAAGTCCATCGACTTCATCCAACAGGTCACGACGAACGACGGACGCGGGTTCAAGTCCATCCTCGTGCCGCTGCTTGAAGCCAACCTGCTCAAGCCCGGCGCCGTGGGGTCGTATGACGTCGGCATCATTGTGAAATCGAGCCAGACTGTGCAGACCATCCACCTGAAGAACCCGCTGAACCCGGACGAAACGGCCGACATTCAAGTGAGCCCCTAGAAGGGCTCTTTTTTTATGCGTCCATTCCGCCTCGGCTCTGCACGAAGATCTGAATGACGACATTGGCCGTAATCCGCCCAAGGCTATCCGGAGTGATCTCAATCTCGTGCCATGCCCCCCGCTGTACTCTCCCGCCGCCGTCTTTGGAAAGGTACGGAAGAATATCGACATCATCGCGGTCTGTATCTGAAATCGGCAGCAGGTTGCCATCGACTCTTATTTGAAGCTGGCTCGGCGTCGGCCCTTCAAAGATGCCGTACTCAATGCCATGCACATGAGGCGGGATGACAACTTGGACTTGATGTGTATGAGGCGGGATGAAAATTCCAACTTGATGCTGATGACCTGGAATTAAGATTTCAACCTGATGCTGATGCCCCGGGATAGTGACATAATGTTTATGCCCTATAACTTGATTAAAAATATGACTATGACCTGGCAGGTCAGGGCCGCTAGCGCTGAATGTTTGGCCGTACCCGTATTGAACCTCCACACCGCTGTCACCAGTAGTTAGAAGACTTGTCTCAGCCATCGAGCTTGTCTGCATTTTCTGAACCATTCCATCGGTAGAGCTAGTTTCTGTTGTCTGAAAGAAACCGCCAGACTCGCTCACGAACGACTGCGCGAAGCCGCCGCCGCCCTCGATCGCTCGAGAGTAGGCGCGGAAGCTGCTAGATTGATAGGAGAGCAATAGCTTATTGATGCGGACCATCTCCTCTGGGATGAAGAAGCGCATCTTCGCCGGATGAGTCGGATCGGCGTTATCTGCGAAGTTGTGGCTATCCAGGCACGTCGCTCCCTGCGCTGTCACCTCGTTGATCCTCTGCCTCTCGTCCAAGTCGGCAATGCTGCCGGCGATATCGTCCGTCTTGTTGGCGATCTGCAGACGAACCTCTCCCGGCGAGCCGGTGACGTCCGGCCGGCTTCGGACGACGACCCGGGCCTCCACGTCGATTCCTAGCTCCTCGTCCTGGATCCACACGACCGTACCGACGCGAAAGCGATCAATAGGATCATTCGTCAACCGATACAGCTCTGCGCCGTCGACTGTATAGGTTAGCTTCGGCGTCTTGAGCTGCTCCAGCATGGCCTTGGCGGCCGCAAACAAAGTGTCGGCGTATTCGTAGCGACGATCAGTCCAGATCTTGCTGACGACGCCGTAGACGCCCTGAGTATCGGCGTCGATATATGGTAGACCGGTTGGGTTGACGCTTCGGATGTCGAGCTGGTTGACCCCCTCACCGTAGCCAAGTGCGTAGATGCGCGTGGCGATTTCCGTCGGGTCCTCCTGTTTGGTGATGCCGATCAGGTTGACGCCGTATCGGATATACGACTGCACAGCGTCCGCCGGCCTGATCAGGTTGAGCGTCCAAGGGGTGGTCGTCGTGTCCCAGGTCCACTGGAAGGGCTCGTCGAACGGCTTCGGCACGGCGAATAGTCCTCCAAGAACAGAGTCGTTCTCGAATTTATACTCGAACTGCCTGGCGAAGTCGACCGTTCCGAGTTGCCACCGCCGAACAATCTGCCTGTCCAGGATGTACTGCAGCACGCTGGGCGTCGGGTAGCCGAGCCCACCGACCTGATGATACTGGAACAGCACGTCGTCGATCAGCGTCGCCAAGACATGCTCGCAGTCATAGGTGATCGTGCTGCCGTCTCCGCCGCGTTGTGTCTTCTGGGGCAGGATCCGGAACAAGTCGACCCTCTCGTCCCCGTCGTAGATTTCAACAAAGCGAAAAGGCAGGCATTCAGTTGTCTTCGGATCGTTTGCCGGCAACGAAAAAGAAGCGACCCAAAGTTCATTGAGTCGCTCCTCGTAGGAGATATCAAAAGCGTTCTCCAAAATCGCTTGAAGCTTCATTTGCTGACTGTAGATACGAATCATGCTTTACCACCTTCTTTCAGCTTGAGACGCCGTGCAGCGATACTCCGCAGGCTGCGTACACATCTGGGCTGGACTGGGGCGTAAATGTGAAGACCGAAGCGACTGATCCGGTTGCTCCTGCCTGCCTGGTCACGGTCATCCATTGTGTTCCTTGCTCCTGATGCTGAACAACGGTTTGTGATTCGCCCACCGCAATAGCTGACGTAGTGCGTCCAACCATAGCTGCAATTACCAAATCCGTGGCGGCTCCACTTGGAGTAGAAACAGTGGCCTGTCCCGTCGAGGTTCCAGCCGCTTCGCTCGAGACTCCGAACGGGTCATCCTGGTCCACGCCTTGGACCGTAAAAGTCACGGCATTAATTGCGGTAGGCAAGTAGGAACGGCAAACGATTGTCTTGGTCCCCGTACTCGACCCTATTGGCAAGGCGTAAATTTGAATCCACTCTGCTTTGCTACCCGAGACGGTGCGAGATGAAGAAACCAGTCGCATGGACACGCCATCTAGCGTGACGGACCGTCCAAAAGACCCGCCCTCTGGGCCGTCTGCTCCCTGCATGACAACGACTTGAACGCCGTTCACGACGTATGCAGGGACAGTATGTGTAAAGGTCATTTCGGCAGCATCGTTACCTGCAGTGGCCTTGGCGACGGATGCAGTTCCAGCTTGAGAAGGCATAACACTCGCTGGCCCCGGCGTGGGCTGTGCCGGTAATGGTGGTACAACTGGCGCGCTGAACGCAACTTCGGACCACACGAACGTCGAGAACTCTCCGGCGGCTAGGGTGATCGTGAATGCCCTTCCTAACGCGCCATCAACGATTTGAACCGTCTTGGAATTCGTCGGATGGGCATTAAAAGCAAGCAGGACCCTGGATCCGTCAGGATTACGCATTGCAACTGTAGTTATGTCAGTGGAATAACGGCTAGCTTCGTTTCGATTGTTGTCGATCAGAATCTCTGCACCGTTGCGAACGAACCGCGTTAGGTGCATCAGAGCGTAGAACTCAGCTGGCCTGCCGATGATTCCAGAGCGATTGGAAGGAATTTGAACAACACCACGACGACCTGTAGACCCCTGAGTAGGGTTTCCATTTTCGTCCAACGCGAGGTTCCACAACATAATTCCAGAGACGCCGTAGCGCAACGAGCCAATAACGATGTCGGCAACCATGATGAGCGAGGAATCGTACCAGTTCTGTGCATAGAGCGATCGCATCTCCGTGACTAGCATCGGCTTTCCAACTCGTTTGATGTTTAACTGCTGTACCGGGCGTCCTGCGTAGCAATGCCAGCCCACTGCATCAATTAACGAGTCGGCTCCGCGGATGGCCGTCAGAGCCTTTTCGGCGTCGAACCAGTTGTCATCGTGAGAGAGAATGCCGACCGCGGGATATCCCTTCTCATCGAGCGCTGCTCGGACCTCCTTCACGAGCGTAACATAGTCCGCAGGTGGCCAGTATGTCAGCGATCCAGTTGGATTGTTCGGCTCGTTTTGCGGAGAAACAAGCTCAATCTTGAATCCGGCCTGCGCGTATGCGTCGACGAGGGTAGCGATGTAGTTGGCATGGTTCCTAATTTCATTAGGGCGAATCTCACCTGCTGCAGAGGAAAGGGTTCGCTTCATCCATAGTGGTGTAAGCCACACTGCGCCAAAGAACTTCACAGCCGGGTTAATTGCTTGAATTTCCCGAAGACAAGGAATCAGGTATGAGCCCTCTTGGGTAAACGTGAATTTGCTTAGCGTAGGGTCTCGCCGGGTTACACGGCAATTTGCTGCGTGCGAATACACAAGTGGTGCCGCCAGGGTAACGGTGTAGGGACCCGTTCCGGTCGGCGTGCCGATGCTGGCGATGATTTCCTGTTTACCCTCTCCCAGAGCAGCAATCAAGGTTCCAGTTGGATGCTTCTTGGTAAGTGGCGCAGTTGTGTTAATTGTAAATGGCGCAGAAGTGCCCGAGACAGACTCGACCTGGACCTGCTCATAGGATCCGAGCAAATCAATTCCAACGGTATCACCAACGTTGAACTTTACGGTCGAAGTAAACGACTTCACGCCCGTCGAATCAATACTAGCCGATAGTTTTCCAAAAGCGTTGGAATCGATCACCAACTCGTCACCGCTCACAAATGTGCCGGTAGTGCTGATGGTAGTTGCACCAGCAACTGCGTCTGACGCGAGCCTGCAAAGACGCGGATCTGCATCTGAAAACTCAGGAGCATAACCGAAATCGGATCCCCCTAGAGTAAGCCGCAACCAAGTAAGGTTGCCTTGGTCCGGTGCGAACAACTCGCGGAGCAGGGCGGTACGCTGTGCTTTAGTCAGGTAGGTCATCAGCACATATGCCGAGGAGTCGGTCAGTGCAGCCCCCGCTCCCGTAAAACGATTGCCAGCAGGCACATCAGTAATTGTGATGGACTGTACAGTGGGGATAATCGGACCGAAGGATATGGGCACGCCTTTGCTAAGCGCTGTTGCGCCATTTTTTGTTGTAGTGTAACGCTGAGCAGCCATCGCTTGCGGGCGCACAGCATCGACTGTTCTGGCCAACTGAGCAGCTGATGCATCCAGACGATCCCCTAATGTTTCGTAGGTAATGTGATTTACATTGTCGAGCCTAGCTGCATCAATAGCTGTGTTCCCTGACCCTGCACTCACGATCAAGCTTTTCACTTGGGCGTTTGTCTTTAGGATATCCGCCTCATTCGTAGTAATTCGATTGTTGTGAATACTAAGGATATTCTCAGATCCCTCTATGCGCGATTCGTGGTCATCAACCATCACTTTAGCGTTTTGCAAGGATCGGTTTATTTTTGGATAGGCCTGATTGAGTTTATCCGGTGAACTCGCCCCGGTATCCGCTCCTTGAATTAACTCAATGCTGAGTTTTTTTCCCATGACCCTACAATCTCCTTTCTCCTATATAACTTTTGGTCTAAATTTAAACGTTACGGAGCAGTTCAGGTTGGTTCCGCCTATCAGTACGTTCGAGACTCCAGGAGGAAGAACCACGAAAGTACCAGACGTATTCCCAAGCACATTCGCGGTCCCGATTCTAGCTGTATAGGTCGATCCATCTATTAGCAATGGCGTCGCTCCAGCGAAATTTGCAAAATATGAAAACGTGCGGCCATTGACTGTTAAGGTTAGCGTACTGAAGCTTCCAGACACTTCAATAACCGGAGAAACCTCAATAACTCCGAAATTGTCCACCTTCACAAGGGTTGGTGCGGCCACGGTGAATTTGTAAGGCATTGCATCAATAGTAATATCGCTGTCTACTGAAACCTCGCTATCCACTGTGATACTCGCCAGATCAAATCGAAAAGTAGCAAATGGATCAGATGCCATCAATTTGAGCGTATATTTTCCGAGGCCGCTAGATCGATCCATAGGCAGGTCGCCAGTCAACCGCACAAAATAGGACCAATCCGGTTCGGTATCAAGAATCAGTTCCAGGGTTCGAGGCCTGCCGGTTGCGTCAAGAAGGTGCCGGGACAAGTTCCTTACTGCCTGTTGCAGGAGATAGGCATTCCGACAGTTAAACGCACAATCCAGCTCAAACAAGCGCGGAGCTAAATCCGATCCGAAATCATACTCTCCGTGCCGTCCAGGTATGACGATGGTTCGATTCCGCTGCTCCGGAATTGCTTCGCGCTGGGAAGAACGTAGCAAAATAACTCCGAGCTCCCGAGCCGTCTTGCCACCAAGGGTGAAGCCTCCGTTGCCCATTAGCCCCGCCCCCTTGTCTGCCGCTTGATAAGACTGCCTAGCGGCCCGGATACCGCTTCAGCAACTTTCCGACCGTCCAGATACAAAGGCACGCGCAGTTCGACGCCGTCTAAATCAGATAGCGAGAACCCTCCCGAAGAAGCAGATGCCGCTCCCATTGCTGCCCCACCTGAGAAAGAAGGAGTTGCCGCCGGGTACATGGCCGGAATCGCTGCCGCTGCCATATTGGCTGCTTGCCGAGTGATGCCCGACAATGACGCTTGCATGCCGGCCGCAAGCCCCGCTCCAGTAAACTGGCCGATTTCCATCATAACCCTAGATGGACTTTTAATTTGCAATGCCTTGCGGATGGTCTGGCTGACCGCATTGGCAATCTCCTGTGCCTTGCTCATAAGCGGTCCCTGCATCGACGCAAGACCATCCAGAAGCCCCTGCATAGCCTGCTTGCCGATCGTCGGCATATCAGCTTTCATCGCATTGAATTCACCAGCAGTTCCGCTCCGGATGGCCTTTACCTTCTCGTCAAATGCCTTCCGAACTTCTTCCATTTTGACCGAGGCATCGGTCTTGAGTTGTGCAACCTTCTGGATAGTATCCGTCCGCATACCTTCGAGCTCCGAAACAGCTTCGGATCGAGCCAGCGCGTTCTTGGTCTGCCACAACATGACGTACTGCTGGAGTTGCTCGTCGGTCAACGTGTTGAGAGCAGCAAGCTCCGGCGCCGCTTTAGGACCCAGTTCCTGCAGCTGCTTCAGCAGCTCTGCATTGATGCCTCGCTGGGACAGTGCCGCGAGATTCCCCTGCCACTGCACCATTGCCATGACTTGGCCCTGCAGGTTATCCAGCAGCTCTTGCCCGGACGCCTTGGCTTCGGTGTTCACCTGGTCGAAGATACCGGCAAATCCAAGAATGGAATTGGTTCGCTGCTCGACAGCAGAGGCATATTCGCTGTTCAGCCGCTGCTCTTCCGCAATGATATTGTCGTTGATTGCTTTCGTACTCTGGAGGAAAGATTCATTGGCGGCGAGCAGCTGCGTGTAAATCTCTTGCCGCACACGGCCCGCTTCTTTCTCTGCCTGAGCGCGCTGGTCAGTCCCAACCTTGTATCGAGCCTGCACCCGTTCCCAGGCGGCAAGCTCATCTGCCAGAGACAGCTTGTTATTTTGGATGTATTGCTGGGACTTGTCGTAGCTGTCCTTATCCATTTGCTGGCGGATCCGGTTGATTTCCTTATCCGCAGCCAGCCGCTCCTTGCTTCCCTGTGTATAGCGTGCCTGCAGCTTCTGCCATGCAGCCAATTCCTGCGCAAGCGAGAGCTCGTTGGCTTGCTTTTTGCTCTCGATATAAGTCTTCGAGGTGTCGAATTGCGCTTTGGCTGCAGCTGCCAGGTCCTTTGTCATCTTGTCGCTCGCAGCTTTGATCGCGAGATTGACCTTCTGGACCTGATCGCCCGTCTTGGCATACTGGCTCTTCACGGTGTTCAATGCAGCGACGTAACCTGTTGTATCGAGTTCACCCATCTTGAACTTATACTGTGCATTTTTCATCGCCGTGCTGAAGTTGTCCTTGATGGCCTTGGCTGCTGCGGCAGCTTGCTTTTTCGCTGCTGCCTCGACCTCTTTCTGCGACTTGGTCAGGCCATTCGCAAGACCTTGACCAGCGTAAACGCCGATTTTTTCAGTCTCTCTGGAGGGAGAATGGATGTCCAAAATCTTGCGTAGACCACCGGTGATGGCATTGCCGATGTCCTTTACCTTATCACCGATTTTGCCGATGACGGACCCAATCCCTTTGATCAGACCCTCAATGATGTTGATGCCCAGCTGCAGCATCTCACCAGGCAGATCGCGCAACCATTTCAGTGCTGCAGTGAAGCCCTTGACGATGCCGTCGCCGATATCCGATGCTACTTTTCCGATTGCTGTCAGAGCTTTCGAGACGCCAGCAGATATGGCATCCCATGCAGCCAGCGTAAGCGTTCGGATCCCATTCCATATCCCCTCAAGATAGCCCTTGAGCGCTGACAATGCTCCGCTGAAGACGTTACTGATGCCCTTCCAGATCATTCCGAACGCGTCCTTCAACCCATTCCAGATTGCGATCGCATCCGTTCGTAGCGATTCAAAGTCACCGGTGACCAGGTCAATCAGCAGCAGCAGCGCTCCAGCAAATATGGTTTTGATCGCTTTCCACAAGCCCGTGAAATAGAGCTTGATCCCCTCCCACATTTGCATCAGTCCATCTTTCATCCCATTCCAGACACCCATTGCCGCTGCGATGAATGGGCGGAGAATGGTCATGATGCCATCCACGGCGGCCTTCCATCCTGCTGAGGCTGCTGACTTAATGGATGACCATGTAGACGCAAGGAAGGCGGAAAGTTGGGACCATGTTTTCGTAAACCAGGCGGATACATCCGTCCATAGGGTTGAGAAGAACGCCTTGATTGGCTCCCAATTCTTGTAGACAAGGATCGCGCCGGCCGCTAGGGCCGCTATCGCCGCGACGGCAATGCCTACCGGCGCCGCAATTGCTGCGATGACAGGAACCATTACCGTGAAGCCGGCAATAATTGCAGGCAGCATACCGATCAGAATCAGCAAAGGGCCCACGATCAAAGCGATGCCAGCTGCCACAACAGCGCCAATCGCAATAGTGGACTGCATGGCCGGCGAGAGCTTGTTGAACCCATCGACGACCTTATCCACGACCTCTGCAATCGTCCGGATCGCCGGCAGCAGCGCGTTACCGATGCTAATCTGAGCCGTCTCAATGGAGCCGTTCATGTTCTCGATGGCGCCTTTTAAGGTGTCCATCCGCTGTGCAGCCACGTCCGCTGCCGTTACTTCGTTCATCGCCTTGCCCATTTCCTGGAGGCCCTTTGCACCTTCTTTGTAAAGAATGTTGCCAGCGCGGATTGCATCGGTGCCGAAAATCGTCTGCAAGGCCATCTGACGCTGCGCATCCGTCAGGCCGGCCATGCTGGTTTGCAGCAACCCCGCAATTTCATCCATGCCTTTAATCGATCCACTCGCATCATAGAAAGCTGACTGGACGAGTCCGTTCGCGTCTGCCATTTTCTTTGCTTCTTTGAAATACTTTCCGCTAACTGTCTTGGCTCCATCGAGATTTGCCAAGTACGTTGCAAGAGACTTGATGACATCGTCTGCCGAATCGCCAACCGGCTTGATGCCGTGCTTCGCCATAAAGTCCATTGCCTTTTGCGTGTTGATAACCATGAGGCCCAGATCATTCATCTGATTGTAGGCTGCATCCGTATGAGGCTGCAGGTTGAGCAACATGGTTTTAAGAGAGGTTCCCGCATCGCTGCCTTTCAGGCCGTTTTGAGCGAACACCGCAAGAGCCGTGGCTGTATCTTCAAACGACAATCCCACCCCGGAGGCTACTGCAGAAACTGCCGATAGTCCAAACTTCAATTCTTTCACATCGGTCGCTGATGCATTAGCCGCTCCAGCCAGCAAATCGGCTGCACGAATAACGTCGATGTTGTCGGCTTTAAAGGCATTGAGTGCTGTCGAAGCAATTTCTGCAGCATCACCCAACTCCAACTCGCCGGCTGTCGCCAAGTTAAGTGCGCCCGCCAGTCCACCCTTCATGATGTCCTGGGCTGAGACGCCTGCCTTGACCAATTCCTCGATACCCTTGGCAGCTTCTGTTGCGCTGTACTTGGTATCTGAGCCCATCTGAATAGCCAACACAGAAAGCTGGTCACCGAACTCCGTGACTTCATCCGGACTCATGACTGACTTGACGTCCGCCATGCCCTGCTCAAAGTCCGCCGCTTTATTTACCGCAAGACCGAGTCCTGCAGCAATCACCGCACCTGCAGCTGTGATGGCCGTTCCAGCCCGTTTAAAGCCATCAGACATAGTACCTACGGAGCTGCGCGCTTGATCCATGGATTCATTCCATGCCTTCCCCAGCGCTCCTACCTTTTGCTGCTGGTCGTTTAGCTCCTTGGTCGTGGATTTCAGCTCGTTCTCGAGTCGATTGCAATCTGCCTGTGCCTTGTTCAGCTGCGTAGCAAGTTTCTGTGTCGCGACAGCATCGGCACCTTTCTCTGCTACGGATTTCTGAAAGGCAGCATTCAGATTGTTCACCCGCTGCTGCTGCAGTTGGATTTGCTGGTTCAAGGACGAAGCTTTTGCACGGAGCTGCTCCTCTTGGCTACCGTAGCCGGAAAGGGCGGATGATGCTTTATCGAACTCACTCTCGACGAGCTTCATTTGCCGGTTGATCTCTGCCATGGATTTGTTTAGTCCAGTGTCATCAAACGATATTCGGGCGACCAGATCGCCGACTTCGATATCTGCCATTTAACGTTTCACCTCCTGCGCTATAGGAAGCCGACCTGGTCAATCGGCGTAATCTGCTGCTGCCTGCTGCCGCCCGAAGTGCCATGCCGAAGCATGCGGAAATAAAAAAGGATGTCCATGCCGTCAATTTCCGGCAGTGACATCCCTTTGTCGTTGAAAAGTGTCCAGTACATGTCGAGGATGGCCCGCTCTGGGTCAGCATCCTCCTCGCTTAGTTTGGGTCCGTATCTGCACCGATCGCTTCGTTTGCATGACCCACGACAGCCTGGATGCAGCGCGTCATCGTCGGGATGACTTGATTTGCTGCTACGCCGTCATAGAACTGGTCCCGGTCGAATTTGCTGCCGAACAACTCAACGATGTAATCGACGATGGTATCCAACGAGCTTTCGCTGATGGTCGTCTTGCCGTCCTCCTGTTGCTTAAAGAGCTTCTGCATCTCGACCGTTCGACGGAACATCCGCGCACTGATGAAGTCCTGTACAACCGTCTTTTCCGTCCCGTCTTCTTGGCGCAGCTTGATTTCGATCATGAATAACTCCTCCTTGGATTGGTTGATTCATACAAAAATAGGCGGCTCCATGAAGGAGCCGCCTACACTGTAAATGTTCGGTTATACTACCGGCGTTCCGTCATAGACTTTGGTGAACCAGGAGGAGATTATTCCAACCGGAACATCGGTGCCATCGGAGTCTACCTTGGCACGCCATTGACCATCTTCACGCGGCATGAACGTACCGGTGATCTTAGGCGTTTGGAAACTTGCGGAATCTTCCTTCGTAGCGAATTCATCCTCTGGCAGACCGAACTTACCCTTGTACAGCCAGTAGTGCCGGTAAGCGCCATTGGTCTTCCGGCTTCGCCAGCCAACCGCCACGAACGGAGCATTGTCCGTACTTTTGTCTACGACGACACCGTTGGCATCAATCGTCGCACCGGTAAGAGCTGCATAGTCTTCGGTAGGGATATCCCTAACTTCGAGCTCCAGTTCAATACCGCCGAGGCTCGTAGCCACTTCGACCAAGCGGTCATCAGCGTACAGAGATTCCGTGTTCGTCTCTGGGCTCACCGTCGCTGTTCGAACATCCTTGAGTGCCTTGGGCGTCCCATAGGTTTCAGTTCCGTCCGCCGCAGTCGTGATAATGGCATAGTGGAGCATGTCCAAGCCGATTCGAGTACCTTTGCCCGTTCCTTTTGCCACATTCATTCCTCCTCAAAATACGCACGATAGCGCATGGCTTTATGAAAAATACCGCCGTCCTCATACAGATCGGCGGCGCCGGACCTGGTATAACCCAGCCCCTTCATTATGCGATCGACCTCGCCAGCGATCGCCGACGTGCTCCCTTTGTGCCACACATCCACCTGGACCAATACGTCAGCGGCATAAGCCGTGTCATCAGCAAAAGCGCTGGAGAAGTTCTCGATCTCAAAGAATGTGATGCGTGGGAACTCGTCTGCAACCGGAGCAGCGAGCTGATAGATTCGCCTCCCCTTCAACAATGCCACCAATTCAGAATCGCTAGACAGAGCGGCATTCAACTCCACCTTGATGTCGGTTTTCATCGCTGAGCCAGCCCCTTTCTTAGCTCATCAGCCAAAATCTGAAGGGCTTCTCGTTTCTTGGCATGGTACGCTGGGGCGATGTATGGTGTGGCCGGCTGCCTGCTCGTCCCGAACTCGGGAAAGTGAGCCCGCCAGCTGACCTTTTTGTCAGGCCCGATTAGGACGTACTTCGTCCCTTCCTTCCGCCGAACGTTGCTGACTTGGATGTGATCCTTCAGGTGAAGGTTTGTGTCCCTAGCTGACTTCGGTGCCCGCTGCCGCATATCCGCGGCCATAACCTCACCCGCTGCCCTCAGTGCCTTACTCTCGACGCGCGCCGCTGCTCGTTCTGTTCTTTGCCGCAGGGCTGCCAGAATCTGATCTGTCCCTTCAAGTCGAAATGATCTATCAGCCACCGGAAACAGCCTCCTTGCACATCAGACGGGTCTGGCTGCGATCACCGAACGGATCGTCCATAACTGCAATGATGTCGAGGATCCGCTCGCCGTCCTTCACGCGCATACTCGGCTTGATGTCGTGCCGGCGCCGGATCTCGTATCGCACCGTGTTCTCGGCATTGACGGCTGCCGCGGCGAAGTATTCCCGGCCGTTCAGAGCGCGCTCAGCGGCCCAGATCGTCAAGAAGTCCTCCCATCCTACAATGGGAATCCCCTCGGCGTCCGTTCCGCCCGCTCCTTCGCGCTGAATCGTGATGCGTCGGTTCAGCTTAGCCGGGTTCATACTTCTTCATTGGGGGTCTCGTCAAGCTTCTTCAGCGCCTCGGCGGCCGCATCCTTACCGCGGACCTTGTCGCCATTGGGCAGTTTGAAGTAGCCGCCGCCGACGTGCTCCAGGCGCTCGTCAAGCTCTTCCTCGACCGTTGCGATGTGAAGGAAGCCGAGTTCCTGCAGTTCCTTGGCGCGGGCGCCGTCTGCCGTTGAGAACGTAGAATCGACCTGGTGCAGCTTCTGAGTGTGCTTATCGACGAATGCTTCCTTGACTTTGTACTCTTGGTACATGCTTATCATCCTTTCTGAATGGAGTTATTGAATCGGCGCAAAAGACTTGAGCTGCCAGATCATACTGGTCAACGAAGGGTCTGCCTTCACGTCCGGCCCCTTGTTTTCATGCTGGACGGATACGAAACGCATGATGGCCAGCTTATACAGCGCGCTGGTTTGCTCCGGTACGCCGGCATTGAACAGATAGTCTTTTGCCGCCGCAAGCAAAAGAGCGAGGTTTGAATCATCCTCGCTCCCGTCAACGCGCAGGTATCCTTTCAGTTCTTCGAGCGTAGGCATCATTCGCCCCGCCTCCCGTCCTAGACTTGCGGTACGACCTTTGCGATACGGAAGGCCGACTTGAGCAGCAGCTGCATGTCGAACCAAGCCGTCAGAACGAACAGGTAATCTCCGGTTTTGACATCCTTGTCCGTGTCATAGACCAGTTGGCCGTCATAGTTCAGGCGAGCGTAGTTGAAGTCACCGACGATCGGATCCACGGCCGAATCGGAGAAAATGACCGGCTTGCCGAGCACGCGCTCAGCCGGCGCATCGTAATACGAGCCGTTCGGGCCGCTCAGCGTCTCGATGATGTCGGAGTAGTCCGAGTAGGTCATGACGATCTTCGCGTTCTCGCGGTAGTCTTCCGGCAGCGCGGCGATAGCCGCTTTGATCGCCTTATACTTGGTCGTGCCGTTGACCACGGTCACGCCGTTCTGCGTCGAGTAGAAGCTCATGTGCTCCTCTCCCGTTTTCGGAGCCGTCGCGAAGGAGACTTTCTTTTCCTTGGCGGCAAGGCCAGAACGGAGAGCGTTTTCGACGTAGTTGACCAGATCGACGTCAGATCCGAGCATCACCGTGTCAGAAATGGCGGCAAACACCTTGAATTTGTTGCGGCCGAAGGTGACTTTGTCACCCGTCAGCTCCAGTTCCTTCGCCGTGCCGGCATCCGTGATGAAGTCGTCGTCATCCAGGCGGTACGCGATCTTTGGCAGTTCGAGACCTTTGATGTTCGACGTGCCGACGATGTCGCGCAGGGGGTTCTTGACGAACGGTTCGGAGATCAGCTCGTTGCTCAGCGTGGTGGGCAGGAACTTATCGCCGCCGGTCGTATGCGGCGCCGGGAGAGCACGCAGCACGTTCTTGATGTCGTCGGATACCGGGCGGCCTTCAATCGAAGCCCGGATAAACTCCGCTTTGGCCGCGATCAGTTGGGCTTTAGGGTCCGCAGAAGAGCTGATTTTGCCTTTCCCGCTGTCCAGAGCGGCCTTTTGCTCCGCTTCGATCTGGTCATGTTGCTCTTTCAGGACGTTGAAGCGCTCCTGCAGTTCGCCCTTCTTGGTGCGCAGGTTTTGCACGTCCGCGATCGGAGCCGTTGGGTCCGCAGCCTTCGCCGAGATGTCTTGCTCCGTGCTTTTCAGTTGCTCGCCGACCATTTGCAGCGCCATCTTCAGTTCATACAATTTCATTCGTTAACCCTCCCAGGGCAAAGTTTATAGTGGCAATACTATGTTCAGCTTCAGCGACGAGTTGAGCACGGAACTTACGTTCCTCTTCACTCATTTCGGGCTGTTTGGGGGCCATTTTGGCTACAAAATCGGGCATTTTGCTGTATTTTGCTCGCCATTCTTCGTCGATGCAGGCAGCAACCTCTTTCGCCTCCCCTACGACGTCACATAGGCCGAGATCGTAGCACTCCTGAGCGGTGAGCCAGGTCTCATCGTTGAGCATCGCGACGAGACGCTCGCGATCGAGCTTGTCGCCTGCCTTGCCCATGTAAGCCTCAATGAGAGTTTCCTCGATTTTGTCCATGTCGTCGGCAGCTTTCCGGAAGTCATTGGCATTGCCTACCACGCCATTCCAAGGCTTATGAATCATCATGGATGCGTTGAGCGGCATGTAAATGGTGTCGCAGGCCATCGGAATAACCGATGAAATACTGGCCGCAAGACCATCGATATGTGCAATTTTGTTTGCCGGATGACGTTTCAGGATGCTATGGATCGCCTGTCCCTGGAATACGGACCCTCCCGGGGAGTTGATGTACAGGTTCAACGTCTTAATGGCGCCGAGCGCCTTCAAGTCGTCGTTGAAACTGGCGGCCGTTACGTCCGGATCATTGTCATCCCATTTGTAGGAAGTGACTGCCCCGTAGATGTACAACTCCCCGATTTCGGCACTATTGGCGGCGTTTTTGAACTCCCAGAACCGCTTTTTGGCGTTTTTCACTCTTTTTTCACCCCCCTTCGCTGTTCAATTGGCGTATCGATCGGGTACAGGTCGCCGCTGATCATGAGCTTGTCCCCTGCCGGCTCCGGCGGGTATTCCAGCAACGCTCGAGCCTCGTTCGGCTTGTAGAGACCAGTCCGGATGCCCATCGTCAGGGCCTCGATCTGCGTCTTCATGTCTCCACGCAAAAAAGCGCCAAGATTGAACTTGAAACCAAGTCCGCTCTGGCGCTCTTTAGGGGTGAGTAATTTTCGATTGAATTCCTGTTCGTACTGCCTGACAATCGGCAACAGCGTACCTTGTACGAACTCCAAGGACATCTGCTCCATGCTGCTGAAGCTAACACCAGCCGTCTCCCCGACCATGTGCAGCGGCAGATTCAACACCATGGCCACCCGCGCCTTTGTCACCTTCTCGATCTCGAACACCTTCGTATCCAGGAACGTCCGGGTGATTGGATTAATCTCCATGCCCGTTTCTTGGATCAGTACGCCGCCGTTTTCCTTGAAGAACTGCTTGAAGTTGTCCAAAATCTCCTTGCGCTTTCCCTCGCTCAAATTCGCCTGCATCTTGAGGATGAACGATGCCGTCGTCGACATATCCATCTGGTTGATACTGAACTGCCGGACCGTCGTATCGAACTCCATCGTGTTCTTCAGCACATCGATTGGGCTGATTCCTTTGTAGCCGACCCCATGAATATGCTTGACGTGGATGATGTCCTGATTGTGGACGTAATACCGGCGAGCGTCACCGTCGATTTGGTACCACAGCTCCAGCGTATCCTGCTCAATGACCGGCTCCACCTTGGACGGATCCAGAATGACCAACGCTTCCACCTCGAAGCGCAATCCGTACTTCTTGATTGCATAGGCGTTGCCATCGCTGTTCCGGAAAACTTCCATTGTCCGGATGAAATCGAACGAGGTCATGTTCCCGTTTGGTTCATTTGCGATCAGATCTCCGATCGCCGCATTGACTGGCTTGAAGTCCTTGTAGAGCTTCAGCGGCAGCGTGCCCATGGCGTTTGAAAGCCGGGAAATGGCTGCGAAAATCGTCTCGTTCGTCGCCAATGCCTGCTCTTTTCGCCACTGGATCAGCCGGCCATCCCGGAACCAGCGGGTGAAGTCAGACTTGGATGACGATGTAGCCGCCGCGGCGCGTGCTCCGATGCTGCCGATTGCCCCGCGGACTCGATTCCAGAATCCCAATGTTTATCACCTCCCCATCAGGTCCTTGGCCGAAAGGACCGTTATATTCCCCGACGGCGCCGGGATCGTGAGCTGCTTCATAACCTCGACATGGGCATTCAGCCAGGCTGCAAATCCGTCAATCTTGCGATAACGGCCCTGCTTGGTCGGCATCCAGTTCCCGTTCCGGTCATCGACCAGCTTGACATTGTTCAGGTACCAGCGTAGCAGCTTGTTCTTGTTGAATATGCATTTGCCGTCGAGCAGCATCTCCTTCAGATCCTTCAGCGCCGGCGACAGCGTGATATGACCTTGCCTTACAACCTCCATCAGGAAGCCACGCGCCCGCAGATCCTCTACCAGTCGGTAGGCATTGGCCGGGTCATAGTTGATCTGCTGGACGCTGTAGAGTGCAGCCTGCTGGACGAACCAGTCGAAAACCAGTTTGTAGTCGACGTGGGAGCCCTTGCAGATCGTCAGCAAGCCCTCTTCCTGCCATTCGGCAAAAGGGATGCCCTCATTGTCCGCTTCGACCTTCTTGCGCGGTACCCAGGAGTGAGAGAGTACGAAGACATCTCCGTTGTCGAGCGGGAACTCCAGACAGGCCGACGTGAAGTCCTCCGTCTGCGAAAGGTCAAAACTGCCGATTGCCGGGCGTCCGCGCAGTTCATGCAGGTGGTCCATGACTCGATCATTCTTCTTGATCGTGTCGAAGTCGATGAAGGACTGCTCGTCGGATTGCACGAACCGATTCAGACGCTTCGTAATGAAGTCGTTCCGCTCCGCTGGCACATGCTTGCGGCTCTCCCACTCTTCGAGCATCGTCTCAAGCTTGAGCGTCACGCCGAGGCTCGGGTTGGCCTTAATCCACTTGGAGGTGTCCTCCGGGTCATCCTCGGGGTCGAGCTCAGCCATGAAGTAAAATGACCGCTCGTCCGCAATGACGCCCTCCAGCACGTCCGCAGCCTTGTCATAGTAGTCCATGAGAGGACCGTCGAGCTGGTAGCCTGCCGTCGTGATGTATAGGATAAGCGGCTGTGATCGGGCGCCAGTGGAGTTCTTGATGACGTTGATGAGCTTGTAGGTCTTGTACTCATGAATCTCGTCGAAGACAGCGAAGCTGGCATTCTTACCGTCGAGCTTCTTGGAGTCGGTCGCCAGCGGCATGATTTTGGATCCGGTCCGCTCGAACCTGATTTCATGGAGCGTTTCCTGAAAATGCCGGTCGAGAAGCGTCGAGGCTTTGACCATCGCTTTGCACTCGTCGAACAGCTCCCGCGCCTGTTCTTTGGAGTTGGCCAGCTGGAAGACTCTTGCGCCCTTCTCCCCGTCCTTGGAGGACGCAAAGAGAGACAAACCGGAGATTTTCGTCGTCTTTCCGTTCTTTCGGCCAACAAAAATAAGCCCCTCGCGGAAGCGACGGAGCCCGTTATCTTTATGGATCCAGCCATACAGAGAACCGATGACGAAGTGTTGCCACGGCTGCAGCGTAAGGCGGTCAAAGTCGCCCTGTGACGGCTTGCAGAACCGCTCGATGTAGGCGATTGGGCGATAACCCTTATCCTCGTCGAAGATGTAAGGGAAGGCCTTGGTACCTTGACGCTTCAAGTCTCTTAGGTGCCGCTGGCAGGCGAGGAACACTTTCTTCGATGCGATGATTGCATGCGAGGTGACGCCAATTGCGTAGGCATTGGTCTGGAGCTGCTTAGAAGCGCTCAAACTCATCACCCTTGCCGCCTTCGTCGTCATCGCTAGCTCCAGGCAGCGTGCCGGCGACCTTCCTGTCCGAGGCAGGGGTAAGCTTCAGCTCAGCCTGCAGCTTACGCTGCTGTTCGACGATTTTCAGGATCTTGTCGACCGATTTGTTGTCCCGGTACATCTCTTGGCTGCCGTTCTTAAAGAACTCGACCGCTCCGCGCTTCTTCACGTCCGCGATGGAGTCTTGCTTCATTTGTTCGAGCAGCACCATGTTGTCGACGATGATGATCGTCCGCTCGCTCAAGTTATTGTCGATTCGCAGCTCCTCAACGAGCGTCCAGAACAAATCCTTGGCGACCTTCCTCGTAATCACCGGTTTCGGCTTATACATCTTATCCCCCCCTCACATGCAATTTTTGGTCCGCGCCGAAAACGAATGGCCCACGCCGGTCCCAGCCGCCCCGACCCCTTCAAATTTCAGGGAGGGGGTGTCATTTTTCGACACCACTCGACATTTTCAAGAAATCGACGAAACCGCGGCCATCATCGAAGGCCCATCCCATGGCACCTATTGCAGGTGACCATCCGCGCTTCGAAGAGGATCATCTCGTAAACGCGTCCTCGTCCCTTGCATCTTTTGCATAGTCGCTTCAATGCGTAATGCGTCCGATTGTTCTTCATCCAGCACCCCCTCGTTCAAAGAAGGAGCAATGACATTCCTTCATCCCCCAGCCTTTCATTCCTTTTGCACCTGGCTCACAGTCCAAGCAGCGAAGGCAGCGCGTGTAATGTTCGCCTCATGACCAACATACCCTTGGCTCGTAGCAGCCGTCACTCGGTACCTGATGCAGTCCTTCACCTTGCCGTCAGTCAGCGGCTTGCAGTGTTCTCCTTCATCGATGACCTCGCGCTCTTGATACCAGGCGCTGGGCTTGCCTTTCTTGTTCTCCGGCTTGTTCGCATACGTGCCGCCCTTCTTGATCTCGGTCGCTTTCATATGTGGTTCTCCTCCATGTGGATAAAAATGTGAATAACAGAAAAGGCCACTCTGCAATGAGAGTGACCTGTAGAACTCGTATTCGGTTGGATCGGCAGCTGTTCATTCCCCTTCAACTGCCCTGCGGGGTTGGACTTGTAGAGCCGAGACCTAAGTTAGTTAGGCGCCTGACGCTTCGCTCGCGCCTCGCTGCGCTCTTAAAAGAAGCACGTATCTAGTAAGTACGAGGTAAGAAGGCCCAAGACCAGTTTACGGATTTGAATGAAATTTACACAACTTCATCGCGTCCTCAGAAAGCCCATGAATCATGGAGTTTTCTTGGTATATCTCTTGAATCCTTGACCTCATGTAGGTTCTTAAAAAACCTACCATTTCAAATTCATTTCTATAGGAAAATCTGGGTGTATTTTAAATATCTTCTTCACTTCCCTTAAATGTTTATTAACCATTTCTGCTGCAAACTTATTTGCATCTTTCTCGGCAGGATCATCTTTATACTCTTGCGATAGAGGGTCTAAGGTACTTTTCCCGTCTTGGTATAATCCATTGCAGTGTTGCCAAACATGCCTTATTTCATGGAAAAAAATGAATGCTTTTGTTACTTCAAGTCTGACTCTCTCTTTTTCGTTTTTTGGTTCCCCCTCGTATAAATTGAAATGAAACAATTTAACTAACCGATTTTGATCTAAAGTGATGCCACAAACACCATTAAGAATATCTTCATAATTCTCCGAAGCCATGTCAGGCTTGTTGATTCGTTCCTTTATCAGTCTTTCCTTGTCCTCATAAATATCAACAGTATATTTGAGCTTTGAATATTCAGGAGGTAGCAGATTAACTAATTTTTCAATAAGCTTTCTTTGTTCTTTGGAAGCCGTGCCTCTCACTTTCATTTTCTAACGCCCCCTTACAAACTACAAGAATTATAGGGGAATTATGGCACTGAAATCTACCACCTCTGCTGATTTGCCTTCTCTTTGACCACCGCAGCCCGCCTCTGCCGATTCGGCTCATGCTTCTTGCCGGCGCCCTTCTCGGTGTGCTCCTTGTTATGGCATGCCGGACAGATGCTCTCCAAGTTGTCCGTTTCCAGAGCAAGCTCGGGATGCGTCTCAAGCGGCTTGATATGATGGACCGTGTTGGCCGACGTCAGCTTCTCCTTCCGCAGGCAAATTTGACAGAGATAATGGTCTCGGATCAATACGACCTCCCGACAGCGAAGCCAGGCTGCCGTCTTATAAAACGGATTGACCGGCTTGGTGTATCGGCTACCCATCCTCAATCACTCTACGAAGATTCTTGCATCCGCGCTTTCAGCGCATCCATCTCTGCACTGATGACCGGCTGAATGGTCAGAATCCTCCCGTGTATCCCTTCGCGTTTCTGAATGTCCTTCGTCTTGTGGAACCTTTCCCACAACCGAGCAACAGAAGCTTGCCTTTCTCGAATCGACCGATCCGTGTAATGCGTCGGGTATTCCCGAGAACAATTAGGGCAGGTGAAGTAATGGAGATCAACACCATCACCGTTCGGGAGCCGCCGATGCTGCAACTGAATCTCAAGTGACCATTCACAAGAATCACATTTGACGTTCATTCCAGCCTCGTCCCCTTTCTGCGTTCCTTGCGAATCCTCGGATGCGGATCATGAGCATGACCAGCATGTCGCATCAACCAGTTCCAGAACTTCTTCATGACTATCTCCTTCCGGTTTTTGGGAGTGAAAAAAAAGCACCCCTTTAAGGGTGCAAATTATTAAACAAATGGAATTCGTGAACGAATCAACCTACACTGTGATCGTTTATTTTGATCCAAGAACATTCTTATGGATTTTTCTGTGTGATGAGGCGAAAGAGTTGGACCGTAATATATAAATCGGATCGGGAGAGTATTTGTATATAATCCAGTTCTTTCATATAGTTTCAATTCAACATAGGGAATCATTTTTTGCTGATTTACTCTAAACTTTATGTCATCCTTTTTATCATCAAAATGACTTTTGAAATAAATTACTCTCCATTCATGCTCTTCATTAAAAGCGTTATCTTTAAATAAACAAATGGTACTTTTAATCAAAGCCTCAAAAGCTTTATAAAAATATGAATTTATCTGTGAAAGTTCCTCTTCTGATGTCGGTGGTATTGCTAAATACTTTTTTGTTATCGCGTCGATTTTATTAGTTAGAATTGAAATTTGTTGATCTTTACTATATATAACCTTCCCAAATCGAACTCCTTCTGGAGGAAAATTAAATAAATTATCAACTTCAAATCCTATTGAAAATCCCCCACCATTTGAGTAACCTCGCCATTGGCTCAATAAGTCTCCGCTCTCACAAAAGCTAATCAGATACGTGTCTGTACTGGTTTGAGTAAAATCAAAGTTCTCGGACATGTACCATTCCAAAATTCGATCTAAATTTATATTTCCTGTATTTAAAAACCGTTCAAACAAAACTTGCCTCAACAATTTTATTCCGTATATCATTTCAGTTGGATCATTTAAAAAGGAGTAATGTGTAGCCCATAGCGAGTTGGAATTAATTATACCTTGGAGGCCTTCAACAGAAGTGTAATGAAATAAATGTTTTGGTACTTCTTCCGGAAACATTGATACACCAAGCTTTAAACTAATTTCCTGCTCATCCATAAATCCATATTTATTATCAATGTCCCTTAACCTCATGCACTCTACCCCCCTTTAGTTTAAGGTTGTTCAACACCAAGTTCGTTTCTCCTTCTTTGCTACAAATATTGTCAAAAGGTAGAGGAATGCCGATCTTTTCTGTAGAATGTTGTCAGCAGGAGGGATTAACTTGAACGCCCCAAAGAACAAGATACTCAAACTCCCGTGTCCGTCTGGATGCACGGCGAGCTGCTGGACTACGGTGGCATCATCCAGATGGTTGATCCGGTCCGCGTAAAGATCGACGACATGTACTACATGCGCGGTGTGTGCGAGTTCCGGATACGATAAGAGCCCGCGGGATCATCTCCCCGGGCTCTTGCTCATATGACGATCATATGATGAAGCTCACGAATTCCGGTGACCGCAGCATGCCGGACTTGTACCAGTTTCTAAACCGCACCCGAGCCTTGATCATAGGCTCCAGGTAAACGATCCCCTTACGCTCCCCGGTCACCAGCTGCTGTGCGATCCGATAAAACGCCTTGCGATGGGCTGCCGGCACCGCCAACTCAACGACTCCGACCGGACGGCCCTCATGAGAGACTAGCCAGCCGAACTCATCGCGCCGGTATCCGGTGATGGCGACCTCGGCGTATTCGTAGTTGATCACCTTGATCCAGTCTTTGCTGCGCTCTCCGACGTACCGGCTGCTTTTCAGCTTGCCGACGATTCCTTCGAGCTTCATCGCTTCGATATGCCGGAAGAGGTTAGTTCCTTTGCCGTCGACCGACATGACCTTCGAGAAGTACGGCGTATTGGTCAGCACCTGATCGAGCAGCCGCTTGCGCTCCATGAGCGGCCTGCTCCGAACGTCCTGGCCGTTGAGCTGCAGGATGTCGAAGACGTAGAAGTGAACTGGCAGCCGCGCCATACCCTCCTGGATCCGTTCCGGCCGGGTCAACCTGAATCGCTCCATGACCGTTTCGAACTCGATCTGTCCGGTCGCCGGGTTGAGGTAAGCAACCTCGCCGTCCAGGACGATGTCATCCGCGCTGACGGGTACGCTGTGCAGCTCGGGGTATCGGTCGGTCACATCGTTGCCATGACGGGTGTGCAGCCGTACAGCGCCACTTGAGAGCGTCAGGAGCAAGCGGTGTCCGTCGATCTTTGGTTCGAACAGGTATCGGTCATCGTCCCACGGATCTTCACGCTTGCTCAGCAGCATTGCCTGCGGTGCCTTCACGGCTGCACCTCCCTTCATTGGTCTGTTATGCCGATTCTACCACTCGGCCGATGGGATGCCTGCAAGTAAATTCAGGCAAGAAAAAAGAGCCCGGAATCGGGCCCCTATTTGTCGGCAAGTAGCTCCTTGAGGCTATCGCCGTACTCGGCGATCAGCGCTCTAATTTTACGTTCTGCGTCCTCTTTCTCCAGCGTCAGGCTGCCTGTTATGGATCGGCACCTATAGGGCACGATGATGACCCCTCGCTCGGCTCTTGGACGCTGGACATGGATGCTGAGTACCCCAAGTTCCTTTCGTGTGTCTGCCAGCCTCTTGCGCGTCCAGAGCGACATACCACCGACGCAGTAGCCATAGAGCCTGTTAAGGATGTTTCTACGCGCGTCCAGCTGCTCATATGCCTCTTCATACCTCGCCGGCATCATCTCCAAGATCGCGACCTGCTCGATCATATCCAGCTCTTTTTCCGTCGGCGCTGGGTCCGGCCATTTCATCCCCATAAAATCACCTCATGGAGAGTATTATATGACGAACACCCGTTCTTATTCCAGTTGAAAATATTGACGGTCACCCTCAGCCAAGCAGCCGATCTGCTCAGCAGCTTGGGTAAGAGTACGACTTGTCAGGTCGCATCTGTATCGGATTCACTATTTGCTTCAGGCGTTTCATTTTCACGGATGATTCTTCTTGGCGAGTATTCCGGAATGTTTTGCCACACATGAGTACCCCTCAGTTGACTAACAATTCGTTGAGCGTGCAGGGCGAACATTTCAAGCTCATCAACCGAGAGCAAAATGTGTTGGCTTTCTTCTGTTTCAGTATCTTCGACTTCCAAGAAAAACATTTGGTCGTAATAAGGGTTTTCCTCAAAATGCTTTGGGCCATTTGCGCTATTCAAACTCAACTGGAGCTTGGATCCGTCTTCTTTCTCGATGGTGATTCCGAAATATCCGGTGGTTGTCGTAGTCAGCATGACATCGTTAAAATCAAGATTCTTTTTCGACATTTCATGACCCCCTGAATTTGATTGAGGTCAATATTCGATGTTTTAAGGTCGACTCCTGCTTAATTAAGGGTGCGACGATTACTGACGCTCGTCGCTAGCGCCTGCGATCCGAGCCTTTGCCGATGCAGTCTCGGCTGTGTGGGGTCATAGGCAGGTCCGGAGTAATAGCGAATAGGGATAGCGAATGAGCGGGAGCCCGGGCATGATCCGGGGCCCGCCGGCCGTAGCCAACAGCATCCAATATCCCGCATGAAGTATGTACGCTGATTGGTTATTGGAATGGGCTCAGCGCACGAAGCCCGCAAAACTAAGCAGAGGCTGATTTTGAGGAAGCAGCATGCTTCTTTTCTATCCGGCATCAGGGCGAGGGAACAGACAGCTTCGGGATACCCTCAGGTTTCGTCGCCCACCATACACCGCCGCGGATGCCTCAACTTTTGCTCGAGGTTTTCCCCGCAGCAGCAAACCTGCTTCACTGTAGCCGGATCAGTTTTTTGCGTGGCCATGGGCCATTCTCCCATGGATTGCAGCTCCCTATTGCCCACTAGTTTTTTGGGAGGACTAGCACCTGCTTCGAAACTTATACCCGCGAGCTGCGGCGTACTGAACACAAGGGCAATAGTCGCGTCTCTCTTCCGCCACCACGCATGTATGTGATGCACCGCGGATCGCTATAGGTCCGGGAATGGAACCCGGCACATGTTCGGCGGGGGCGCGGCGCTTGTCACCGATAAAAAGCAGACGCCCGAGAATGGCTCCAAACAGGCGTTCTTAGTTTGACCCCTTCCAAGGAGAGGGGCAAAGGGCTGGAACGCGAATTTGGGCCGTTCTCGGCCGTCTGAGAAAGCATTGCGCCTGATGGCTAGACCCACAAGCGTTTGAAGCAGCGATCACGAGAGGAGCTTTGCACCGGAATGTAAAAAGCCGACCACATTGGGCCGGCTGTCGGGTTAGAGCGTTCACGCTCCGTCGGTGTCTCTCTCGATATCTCGCATAATAAATATATCATAGGGTAAAACCTAATGACTTATAGTTTTCCCACAACTTTTTCATAATTTTTCACTAATAAACCCATAGTACATTATTTCAAATTTATCATCTGCTCGAGGCCGATGGCCGCATCAGATTGCATATGCGGAAGCAAGTGTGAATATGTTTCAAGCGTAAGCGTAATAGTCGAATGTCCGAGGCGCTCCGAAACAACTTTAGGATGTACCCCTTGCTTCAGCAGGATAGAGGCATGTGCATGGCGGAGATCGTGGAAGCGAAGCTCTGGCTCATCCTCTTTTTTGTATAGCTCCTGTATTCTCTTCCAAGAAGAACGGATTCGATTCTGCAGGGCTGCAGTACCCTTTGAGCTACACACGACGAGATCCCTGTCCTGGTATTCCCCCTTGAGCTCAGCCTTTTCAATATCGACTTTCTGCCGCTGTTCTTTCAGGGTTTCGACCACTTGAGGAGATATGGCGATTACGCGCCGGCTCTTATTCGTCTTCAAGCTCGAAAACTCGTTGGTGTCCTCCAGCATATTTCTTTGGACCAATATTAAACCACGGTCGAAGTCAATGTCTGCCCATTGCAAGCCACAGATTTCTCCGATCCGCATCCCTGTCATTACCGCAAGGTAAGCAGCAATCCAGTATCGAGAGAAATCTTTCGAGTCCTTCAACATTTGCTGAAGAGCATCGGTCTCCATGAGCGGCCTTTCTTTCCTTGTCACCTTCGGCTTTTCTACTCGACCAGCCACGTTCCGAATCAGAATGTCCTTTTTCACAGCAGCATTAAGGGCGGCATGGACAACCGCGTAGTTTCGCTTGACCATTTCGTCCCCAAGCCCCTTCTCACGCATTGCTTCCAGCAACTCTTCAATGTGGGAAGGGGTTAGCTTTGAAATTGGGATATGACCGATCACGGGGTTAATGTGAGATTTGAAATATTTTGAGTACATCTTCAACGTATTGAAGGCTAAGTTATTGCGGCTTTTAAGCCACTTAATGTAATACTCACCAAAAGTCATTTTAGAGGGCTCGATATATTCATCTTTGCTGAGCTCTGTAATAAGGGCTGCTCGAGCCTTCTTAGCCTCGCCTCTTGTTCGGAAGCCTCGTCTGGTCACCCTTTTCCCGTTTACCATGACCTGAAACCAAAACGGATTAGACTTCGCCTCTGTATTCTCGTAAATATAATCCTTCGGCTTTGCCCCGCTCTTCTCTGATGCCAT